TTATTTTCCGCTCACGCTCAGCGGCCGCTCGCCTGCTTCCATGTCGACGATCTCCTCCGGCAGCCAGTACTCGTACTCATCGAGGTTGATCTCGATGTCGTCGCTGCCGGCCTGGAGATTCGGGTCGGGCAGGCGCCGGTCGCGCGGCGGCCACAGGTTCACCGAATCGCGGTCGTACGGCTCGACGTCCTTGTTCTGGAGCAGATCGCGCACGTGGAAGTTGAACGGATCCTTCGGCATCAGCGAACCGCCGTAGGGGAAGTAGACGCGGATCTTTGTGCCCTGGGTAAGCGTTCCCGCGCGCTTAGGACCTTCGAAGTGACGCACGCCGACACCGCCGTCAAGTCCCGCAGTGACGCTCCAGAAATCCAGATAGCCGCGCTCAAGCAGCACGGCCGTATCGAGGCCGGAAGCACACACTTCGTGGAACTTGATACGGGCGGCCGACGAGCCGAGGCCGAGGATCCAGGCGTTGCCGCCTGCCGTGGCGTCGTTGAACGTCATATCGCCGTAAGTATGCACGCGCACGTCTTTGCCTGCGTTCAGGTCGTTTCCGGTGAAGGTCGACTGCGACAATGCCGCGAGGAACTGCCCGGCCGAGAGGTCGCGGGCGCTGATCTCGAACGCGCTTACCGACAGATCGCCGTCCGCCGAAGCATCCGCGTTTAGCGCAGCGCTGCCTTCGGCTTCAAGCTCCACATCGCCGCGGGCTTCGATCGCGCCGTTCACGGTCAGATTTTCCCCGACAGACGCCGTCAGATTCCTCACCGTTGCCGGACCGTCGAGCATAACGCCGGCGTTTTGCGATTTCAGCGTGAAATCGCCGCCATTCAGGGCACCGCGTACAGCGACATCCCGTGAAGCCGTCAGCGACGCTTCATCGGCTATCAGGCCAACGGTCGTGATGCTGCCGGCAGCGGATGCAGTGATCTCACGAGCGCTCACGCTGCCGCCCATATCCGTATTGCCGCCTGAGACCGTCGTCAGCGTGCCGCTTTGCACTTCGCCGTTCAGAGCAATGTCGCCCGCAGTTCTCAGCGTCGTGCTGTCGGTCACAAAGATCCCATGCGCCGGTGCGATCGTCTCCCTGGCAGAGATGAGCAGGTTCCGCGCGCGGATGTCCTCCTCTACCGTCACGCCGGCATTGCGCGAGATCAGCTCGATGTCGCCGCTGGCTTTGACGCGGTCGCTCACAAGGATGCGGCCGCCGGCAACGGAGGTCAGATCGACCGTTTCAATCGCGCCCGCCAGCGTTGTCTCGCCGCCCGACTCGGTAGAGAGATGCTCGCTCTTCACGCTGCCGCTCACAGTCACGTCAGCCGACGAAGTAAAGCGCGCTGTGTTCGTCACCGTCACCCTGCGCAGGATCTCCAGAGTTTCCTTTGCGTTCACAGTCACGTTGTCGGCGTTCAGATCGGTCGTCACATCCACCGACGCGCCGCTGGAAGTCAGCGTCACGTTCCGTGCCTTGTTTGCGACGGAAGCCGTCAGCACGCCGGCAGCTTCGGCGTTCAGGTCGCCGATGTGCGGTGCGTTCAGTTTCAGCGCGTTTATGTCGTACACCGAGGAGCTGTCAGCGCTCAGGTTCAGCGCATCCATGTCGTTGCCGCGGTCTTCCATGCTCACATGTCCGCCGGCGTTCACATCGACGGCAGGAACGATCGTCCGCGCCAGCGTCACGTTTTTGCCGGCATTCACCGTCAGCGCATCAGCCGTCGTCGTTCCCTTCACGGTCACGTTTTCCCCGGCCGTCAGCTGCGGATCATCAGCAGTCAGCGAGCCATCAACGATGATGTCAGCTCCGGCATCAAGCGAGACATTTTCCGCCGTCACGCTTGCAGTCGTCAGACTGCCGCCGGCGTTCATATCCAGTTTGCCGACTGAAACATCTTTCGTTGTCAGATCGTCGCTTGAATTCAGGACAGCTTCGTTTGCCGTTATGTTTCCGGTCGCTATCGAACCGCCGGCGTTCGCTGTCAATGTCTCGGCATCCACATCTGCAAGCTTCGTATCTGCACCGGAGGTCACGTTCAGCACTTCGGCAGTCGTCGTGTCTTTTACGGTGATGTCATTGCCGGCTGTCAGTGCGAACTCGCCTCCAGTGAGCGGGCCTTCCACGATGATGTCGGCTGAAGTGTCAAGTATTGCTCTCTTCGCTGTGACGGCTTTGGTCGTAAGCGTTCCTCCTGCGTCGACGGTCAGTTCGTCTGCGGACACGCCCGCTGTCGTCACGTTGTTCTTCGCGCTCAGGTCAGCTGAGACTGCTGTCATCTTCCCGACCGTCAGATTGCCCCCGGCGTTCGCTGTCAACGTCTCGGCATCCACATCTGCAAGCTTCGTATCTGCACCGGAGGTCACACTCAGCACTTCGGCAGTCGTCGTGTCTTTTACGGTGATGTCATTGCCGGCTGTCAGAGCGAACTCGCCTCCCGTGAGCGGGCCTTCCACGATGATGTCGGCTGAAGCGTCAAGTGTCGCTCTCTTCGCTGTGACGGCTTTGGTCGTAAGCGTTCCTCCTGCGTCGACGATCACTTCGTCTGCGGATACGGCTGCTGTCGTCACGTTGTTCTTCGCCCTCAGGTCAGCGGAGGCGGCTGTCATCTTCCCGACCGTCAGACTGCCGCCGGCGTTCGCTGTCAGGTCGTTCGCATCCACGTCGCTCAGCGTCGTATTGGCGCCGTTGGTGACCGCCAGCGCGCCGACAAACGCCGCGCCATTCACAGTAACGTTCCGTCCCGCATCGAGCGTTGCAGCAGCGCCGTTCAGGGTGCCGTCCACGGTGATGTCGCGCGATGCTGCGATATCGACTGTCTGCTGTGCCGTGACCGCACCGGTTGTGATCGAGCTGCCGGCACGGGCCGTCACAGTTGCTGCCTTTACGTCGCCCAGCATCGTGTCGGATCCGCTTTCAGCCCTCAGCGTCTCGGCCGTCGCCGTTCCCTTCACTTTCACGTTCGTGCCGGATGACAGCTTCACCTCATTGCCCTTGAGCGCGCCGTTCACGGCGATGCTGCCGCCGGCGTCCAGTGTTACATCTGCGTTCGACTTCAGCTCTGCGGTCGTCAGGTCTTCGCCCACGTCAACTGTTACTGCGCCGTCAGCGTCGATAGCGCCGTCAAACTTCGCGCTGCGGACTGCGCTTGCCGTCAGGGTGCCGCCTGCAAACGGCGAAAGCATGATCACATCGCGCGAAGCTGCAAGCGTCAGGTCTTCAGCCACTTTCACGTCTTTGCCGAGAATGATGTCGCTCGAAGCCCCCGCAGCCACAGCTTCCAGCTCATGAGCCGCAAACGGGCCGCGAACTTCGATGCTGCCGGCAGAAACGTTCAGCTCTGCCGCATTCTCCACGTTCACGGGCTCGTTCAGCTCAAGATCGTCATGCGCCCTGACGGACAGCTTTCCTGCCGTGATCGGCCCATCGAAGACGGCAGCGCCGTTTTGTGCCGTCACGTTCAGGCTGCCGCCCGTGAGCGAACCGAGCACGACAACATCGGACGACGCCGCAAACGTGCCAGCGCCGCTCGCAGTCATGTCGCCGCTGATGTTCAGCCCGCCGTCAGAAGTGACGACCGCATTGTGAAGCGTGCCGGCGTTCAGGTTCAGCCAGCCCTCCGGCTGCGCGCCGTTCTCGCCCGACAAATAGGCGTTGTTCGCACCGTTGAGCGTGACGCTGCGGCTAAAGTCGTTCGACTGGGCGTTCTGCACGCGCACGGGAAGCTCCTCCGTACCGATGTCGCCGCTGTTGACTGTAAGCAGCACGGCGCGCGCGTTCAGCCGGCCCTCGCCCTTGCTCATGAGGATGTTCGCGCCCTCTTCGGTCGTCTCGACCGCCAGGGTATCTCTGGCGGCGATCGAACCGAGCATCAGGTCGCCGCTTTCGGCCGTCAGATAGATGGAGCGGCCCGCGTTGGCACGCAGTTCAGAGCCGGTTGTCTGCTCGATCGTGACCGCGCGGTCGGCACTGCCGATATCTGATGCTTCGCCGGCGGCGGAGATGAACATATCGCCGCCCTTCACGGCGGGCGTGATGTCGCTCGACGGATGAAGCAGCACACTGCCGGCCGCCATCAGGTGGACCTTGGCGCCGTTTTTGCTTTCGACCGAATCGATCACCAGGTCCTCAAGAGGCGAAGCGATCAGCACGAGGTCCTGCGCCTGCGCCGTCGTCCTGCCAGCAGTCAGACCGATCTCGTAACTGTCCTGAACGATGAACGAAGAGCTGTCCTCATCCCAGGTCACGTCGGCAGGACTGGCCTGCGAAAGCGCCTTCAGCCCCTTCATGTCGTTCTCAAGCAGCGCGTCGCCGCCGGCGATCGTCTGTTCTTCTCCCTCTGAGCCGATGTTCACGCTCGACTTGAGCGTTACCGTACTGCCGACGACGATCTCCTGCGCGTTGGGCTTGACCGAGCCCGCCGTAGGATTGAGGATAGCGTCCTGAATGGAATACAGCAGGTAGTCTTTCGTCCAGCCCTCGTTCTCATCGATCGTGGAAAGCTCGTACAGCGCTGAGCCGGATTTCTTTTTCTGTTCGGCGATATAGGCATCGATATCCGTCACGCCGGCATAGCTCTGAAGCGCGTCTCGCTGCTTTTCAAACAGCGCCTTCTGCTCCGGCGTCATCAGGCCGTCGGCAATGCGCGCATCGGCGTCCGCCAAGAGCTGTTTCACATGCTGATACGTGGCGTACTCCGAGCGCACGATGTTCTCGAGGTTGGCAATATTGTCCTCGCGCATCTTCGCCGTCATGCGGCTCCCGCTCTCGTCGTCGCTGATCAGGCCGGCATTCTTCCACAGATCGATCAGGGCTTCGTCAGTAAGCGACTGCTGATTCACGGTCGGATTCGCGTCGACGATGCTGCCCTGCTTCGTCTCTAAGAAGACGTCGTTCTCGGCCTCCACGCGCTCGATCGCCAGGTCGCCTTCGTCGACTTTGACGATGCTGATGTCGTCGGCAGCCTTGGCCTTCAGCTTTGTCTCGCTGCCCTTCACGTTCATCTCGATAGAGCCGTTGCGGCTGAGAAGGTCCATGTTGGTTCCTGTCGCCTCGCCGGTGAGCGAACCTTCAGAGTCGACCTTGATCGTGCCCTTTTCGCCATTCGAGTTCAGCGTCACCTTGGCCGAGCCGCTGTCGATATCGAACGCCATGCCGTTTGACGCTGATGCCGTAAGTTCGACAACATCGCCAAGCGGGCGGAGGTGCAGCATTTTATCTTCGCCGGCGATGGCACCGCTCGCGTTCAGGAGCACCTTATCGGCTACGATCGTCCCGCCAGTCTCAGCGACGATATCCTTAGCCGTGATGCTCACAGCCGCCCCTTCAACGCTCGACCTAACTGCGCCCATCAGCTCGACGTCAGCGCTCGCTGCTGAGAGGGTGATAGCGCCAGGGTTTTTGGCCGTCTTGATCTCAACATGGATCGGGTTGTCGGCTTTCAGGCTGACAAGGGTCGTCGACTGCACGCCCGACGTCGTGATCTGAGTGCGTGTGATCTTTCCGGCAAAGTGCGTCCAGTTGTTGTAGTGGACGTCGTAGTTCCAGGGCTGCTGGGGGTCCGGCGTCTGATCGACACTGTCGCGGAAGATCCAGACGATTTCGCCGGGATCCATGACTTCAGTCACACCGATCCTGTTCATGCTGAGATCGTCCAGCAGCCCGACGGTCGCCCCCTGATCAAGGCTCGTCACTGTGTCGGTACGGACGACTTGATACGATTTCCCGTCAGGAGTTCTGTTCTTCCAGCTGTCGCGCCACCAGTTGAAATACTCCCATTCACTCAGCCGTTCAGTTACACGCTGCTTCATGCCCGCGCCCACGTTATAGCGGACACCGGTCTGCGGCTGATAGTCGCCCGAGAGCACGCCTCCTGAGGCAAACTCCGTCCTTACCACAGTCGTCTTGAACACGTCGCCGCTGACGCCGTCCACTTTATGGGTTTCGCTGCTGCCGTCACTGCTGACAACGTTCTGGATGTCGTTGATGACGACGTTGCCGCTTCTCATGCCGGTATCGATGGCGTTCACGCAGATCGTCTCTTTCAGCGAGTTTTCAATCGACACTTCTGCCGCCCCAGAATAAGCGATGATCTGGCTGCGGTGCGCCTTAAGATCGTCCGCGCTGGGGAGCCCTGCATCCGCGTATTCATCCGAGTTGCGGATCTGTTCGTATGTGCTGTAATCGGCGTCAGTAAACAGGTCCCAGAAGTTGGTGTTGACGACACGACCGGTCAGATATACGCTTCCGCCCGCGCCGATCATGTCCTCGACGATGATCCGCCCCGTCGAGGGGTTGTACCATGATTTGGGATTGCGGACGAACGCCCGCTGTTCCACATCCCAGATGTCGCCGCCTTCGGTCAGTACAAATGTGCTCAGCGCCGTCGGATCGTCGGGCAGCATCTCGCCGCCGGCCTCCAGCCAGTTCAGATACAGCTCATCAAGCTTCGTCTGCTGAGCGTCGCTCAGCTTCAGCTCATACTTGCCGTAGCCGCTTTGGATCGTGCCGTTGACGTTGATCGTGCCAGCGGTGATGTAGATGCTGCCGCCTGCGACGATCCCATTAGGCTTGCCGAGATCGAGCCCGCTGTTGTCGCTCAGGAACCTGACGAGCGTATCAGCAGGTGTATCCGCGCTGATCGCGAGAGGCTGCTCCTGGCCGGGGATCCAGTTCATCTCAGCATAGCTCCGGATCGCCGCACCGTACATGCCGTCGGCTTCCGGCGCGCCGCCTACGTTGAGGATGCCCTGGCTGGTGATGGTGACGGCGCCTCGGGGGGCAGAAAGCTTCACCCCCTTACCGGCCACGATGTCGCCGCTGACGGAGCGGATCGAACCAACCTGCGTGGCAAGCTCGACCGTACCGGGGTAGTTGCGGATGCCGCCCGTGTTCTCGATATCAGAGACGACGGCGATATCCAGCGAGCCCGCATTGGGGACGCCCGCCGCAGCCGGATTTTCATCGACCGAAGCTGAAACGAACTTCTCGTTCCAGGTGTTCCTCACGGTAATGGCCGCTGTCTTGCTTCCGTGAGCATCGGCGTTGACGGTTCCGGAGAAGCCGCTCGTGTTCTTTTTGACGCGCTCATGCATGTCGTCAGCGCTTTTCACGCTGAAGGTGTTGACGATCACCTCGCCGCCGGGCGCGAGAATGTTCATGCCCGTCAGCTTGAGCGAGTAGTTGCTGGCGTTGTTCACCGTGATCTCCGGCGCGCCGTTGGCGTTGAGCGTGCCCGTCCCCTTCAGGCTGGTCGTGTTGACGACAACGTTGCCGCCCGACACGGTCACAGGAGCAAGTTCAATATACGGCACAAACAGCAAAGCCTTGTCGCCGTTATAGATAGAATTCTTGTCCCCGTCTTCGTTGCGGTTCGGCGGCAGCCCGTACTGCGCCAGCGTTGCTTCAACCACCTGGCGTTCCTGGCAGAACGCCAGATAGGCAAACGAGCTTTGATCGCCGTTGTACTCTTCGATCAAGTCATTGAGCAGCGCGAGGCGGTCGTACAGGTACGAGGCGTAGTCGTTTACCTGCCCCAGTTTCCATTTGCCGTCGCCAGCTTCAAGCGTGATTGTGGGGACTTTATCCTTGCCGTCGATCGTCAGCACGTAGTCGTAGTCAGTACTCGTTCCCTGCCGGTAGCCGAGGACGCTTTGCATCTTCCCCGCGCTTTGCCCTTCATCGTTGCTGACCGTATAGTTATAATCGGCCGACAGCACTTTGACATAGAGCTTGCCGTTGCTGTCAAATTCGATCGGTGCATAATCGCCCGAGCCCGTTGAATCCTCAAGCAGAGCAAAGCCCTCGCCGATGTTCATCACGAATTTGTTATGGATACCGGCGTTCACTGTGCCGTTCACGGTGACGGTGTTATTGTCGTTGAGCCCGCCAACAGTGTCACCCAGAGCCGTGGACGACACGCTGCCGGTCTTTTTGGAGCTGGTCCAGGCGTAGCGTTCGGCTGACTCGATCTTGATCAGCTCGCCCGTCAGCGCGGCAAGGTTGGCATGACGCGTCGAGCTCACGTCGCCGTCGATCGTTACGGTGTTCTTCTGGTTGATCGTACGGTTCAGCTTGGCGCTCGCGCCGGTGATCGGGCCGTGCGCGTAGGCGTGCGAAATGCCGTTCACGGTGAAGCGGCTCTTTTCGCCCGCGCTGTTTTGGCCGGCCCACAGGTTCACATCGCGGCCGGAGAGGATCGTGCCGGCCACGTTCACCGCGTTGTTGCGGTTGAGCGTGAAATCCAGTTTGCTCGTCGCGCCGCCGACGACGCCGCCCTGCATGTCGCCAAGAGCGGTCAGCTTCAGCACAGCGTTGTCCCAGGCAGCCAGCGTCACGTCGCTGGCGTCGCCGTTGGTCGTCACGTCAGCGCCGCTTTTGATCGTGATCGTGTTGTTCCACGTGCCTGTAAAATTGTTCACCGCGTCCGACCCCGCGCCCACGCCGCCCGAGACGATGCGCGCATATTCGTTCATGGCGCTGTCTGAGTGAGCCAGCAGCGATGTCGCACTGGCAGAATACAGGGCCGCGCTTTCAGCGATCGTCACCGTCGCGTTCTGCGTCACCGTCGCGTTGTTCTTGGTGCCGTTGCCGGAGACTGCGCCGTAGGAGTTGCCCGACGACGTGTAAGCGTTATTGGGATTGTCGCTGAGCGTGTTCGACGCTTCGAGCGTCATCGCGCCGTCTGCGGAAAGCACCGCCCCTTTGGCCACGGTCACAGCAGCGTTCCCGATCAGTCCCAGATCGTGCTGCGTGCCGTTGACAGTGATCGCGCCGCCGATGACGGCATCCGCCCAGTCAGTCGTTTTCGCCGTCTGAGCCGCTGTCAGTTTCAGATCGCCGTTCGTCTTCCATTGGCCGCTGATGTCGACCGAGGCTGTGTTCTGCACGTCGGTTTTGGCCCACGCGGCCTTGGAGCTGCCGCTGCTTGAACTGGCGTTGTCGATGTAGACAGCGCTGCCGCCGTCGCCGTTGGCTCTTGCTTTAGAGTCGGAAATGCTTTCGGCCTTCACGTCCATCGACGCGAGCGTTTGAACATTTGCGCTGGTCATCGCGATTGTGGCCTTGCCGTGATTCGTGACATGAGCGGCGTTGTTCGCAGAGCCAATCGCCAATCCGCCGACGCGGATCGTTTCCATATCAGCCGACAGCGTCGAGCTGTTGAGCGCATGCATCGACAACGCCGAGAACGTTTTGGCGTCAAAAGCACCGCCCTTCATGTCGATCGCTGCAGTCGAGTCATTGGTCACCTCAGCGCGCGAATACTGGTACTCGATGCCGATCAGCGTGCCGCCGTAGCTGTCGACGCGGGCAAAGAGCTGCGCGCCCTTGTCCGCGCTCCCGCCGACGAACGACTCGACAGAGACGGCAGGCGCGGCATAAGCGTTTTTCGCGCCCAGCGTCACGGCGCTGCCGCCGGAAAGCGAAGCCTTCGCCAGCGGAACGCCGACGCTGGTGCCAACGCTGCCGCCGTCCTGGTAGACGCGCGCGTGCACGAACGGGTTCAGTTCGGAATGTACGGCGAACTTCTTTGCGCTGATCGTCGTCGTGTCGCCGCTGCCAACGCTCACGTTCACGTTCGTCGATTCGCTCGCCCTCGCGTCGGCGCCGATGCCCGAAGCCACGCCGATATAGCCGAAGACATCCTGCGCAAAAGTCTCGCCCGTGCGCTTGGCCATGAGCACAGCGTCTCCGCCGGAAGTCAGCCTGCCGCCGTCGAACGTCACGCTCACCGTGTCGTCGGTGATCGCGCGCGCGACGATGCCGCCATAGGTGCCGATCCCCGCCGAGCCGCCAGCGCCGTAAGAGTCGGTCACGGCGGAATCGAGCGCAGCAAGCGAGACGCCCTTGGCGCCGGCGATGTCGCTGGAAAGTGCCGCAATCGTTGCCTTGCCTGCGCTCTTAGCGTGCCCGTAAGCAGTAAAGATCGAGCCGGCACCGCCCGTGCCCTGGACGATATGCTGATTGTTCGTGCCCGTCAGCTGCGAGGTAACGCTCACCGCGCCGCCGGCATTCAGCTTGGCCGCGTCGATCGCCACGCCCGCCTGCTTGGCGACGGACATAAAGCCGAGGTTGACCGCGCCCGCACCGAGCGCGCCGGTGACGCCGCCCTGATAGCTGATGATGTCGGTCTTTTCCGTGCCGGCTATCGTGACGTCTCCGCTTGCATCCAGCACCGAAGCCGAGTCGATCGTGACGTGCAGCGTGCTGTTTTCGCTGTTCTTTATCACAGGATTGCCCGTTCGCGCCGCCTTGGCAGCCGCCGCTTCCTTTTCGGTAAGCACGCGCGAAGAGACCGCGCCGGATGTTCCGTCGACGAAGCCCTGAAGCTTGTCGAGCGCCTTATCCCTGAGATCCGAGACACTGGCAAGCTGTTTTTGATTGTCTGGATCAGAGATCGTTCCGGCATCGCCCACGTTGATGACCTGCACGTAAACGAGCCCCGCGCCGAACCCTGCGCCGGAAGCGCCCCAGGCGTGGGCGCGCAGCTTGTAGTCCTCGTCGGCACTGACGGTGATGCTGTTCGCATACACGATCGAGTTGCTCACGTTCACGCCGACGTTGCTGTACAGGTTGTCGACGTTGACGAGGATGCTGCCCGAGCCGAATCCCGCACCGCTGGCTGTGGCAGCCACGGTGAGGATGTCAGCGTTGTTGCTGGAATTGATCGTGACAGCGCCGGCACGCTGAGATGCCGCGCCGATCGTCGAATCTTCAATCGACGCATTCACCCTGGCTCGGCTGTAATCCACGCCCACGCCGATCGATCCGGATCCCATGCCCGCGCCTGCTCCGAGGACGTAGACGTTGTAGCCCTTAAGTCGGTTGCGAGCGTCGAGCTTGACGGCGCCGCTGTTTGTCACATCGAGCGAAACACCGCGGATACCTGCGCTCGTCTCACTCATATCGACGCCGACGGAGGCAATGATCGCTCCCGCGCCCATGCCTGCGCCCGCGCCGGTCACTTCGATCGTGCCGATGCGGCTGAAATGGTCGGCCGTCGACTGAAGCCCGCCGACGCTGCCCTGGCCGCCCTTGATCTCGGCGGCCGTCGTTCCCTTTTGGATGTCGACGGTGACGACGCCGGAGCCCGCGCCCATGCCCGCACCTGCGCCGGAAAGCGTGAACGCGGTCAGCGACTGTTTGCTCACGGCGCCGGCCGCGGCCGTGCCTTTGGCGTTCAGTGCAAACGATTCGTCGTCAGAGATCGTCATCGCGCCTTCGACCGTACGCTTGACGTGACGCACGCCGACAATGCCGGCCCCCGCCCCCATGCCCGCGCCCGCTCCGGCGATGAAAACGCCTGCGGTGTTGCTGAAATCCGAGGCGCGCACGCTGATGTCGCTAGAGCTGCTCAGATCGCTGTCGATCGCCTTTGCTGTCGTCGCGCCGGCAAGGATATCGACATTGACCGATCCGGCCCCCGCGCCCATGCCCGCACCGGCTCCGGCCAGCGAAACGTCGGTGAGGACGTGCGTGGACGAGGCGTCGATCACGAGCCCTTTCAGCGTTTCCGCCCTGCGCTGCGTGCGCAGTGTTTTGCTGTCGAAAACACCCCGGAAGGCATTATCGTAAATGGCGCTGCCGTCCGGCATCGAACTGACAGCCGCGGCGGCGTCTTTAGCATCGTCGTATTTCTTGTCATCAGAGACGTAAGACGAGAACTTTGCGTTAGTGACGTCGCCGTCGGCGATGTCGTGCGACACTTTGATTTCGCCCGCGCCTTTGACAGTGAGCCCAGAGTTCTCGACGACGGCGCTGGTGACATCGTTCAGATAGTTGACTTCGATCAGACCGGCGCCAGCGCCCGTGCCGCCGCCGGCTCCCTGTCCGGCGTAGTTGCGCATCTCCGTGTCGCTCTGGGCGATGGCCGCCAGCGACTGATCGGCAGAGATGACCGAAGCTTCGATATTCAGAGCAGTCACCGGCGAGACGGAGTTGACAAGCACCATGCCCTGTCCGGCGCCCGTGCCGCCGCCGGAAAAGCCCAGAACGGCGTTGATCAGCCTGGTATCGGAGTTGACCAGCGAGGAGAAGCTGCCGACGTCGATCTTTGAGCCGGGAACGCTGGCCAGGTTTTCGTCGCCGATGTGGTTGACGACGATCGCGCCGCCGCCCGCTCCGGTGCTGCCGCCTGAGATCTCAACGCCGACGTTGAGCAGCGACGACGATTTTTCGCCCATCAGCGAAACGGCCGTTTTTGTCCTGGTGACGTTCGTCGTGTTGAGTTCAGCCAGATCGCGGCGGTGCAGCAGGTTGACGCCGACCGCGCCCGTGCCCTGGAAGTTGCCGCCATAGCCGCCGCCGACGGCCACCGTGAGGATGGAAGCGTCGTCGCTCGTGGCAACGTTGAGCGTGCCGGCACTGTCGGCCATGGTCACGGTACTGTTATTTACGGCGGCATGGAGCGTGTGCGCCTGATCCTTGCCGCTGAGCGTGCCGATCTGAGTCACGGCGACCGTGCCGCCGACGGCTCCGGCCTGGGCACTGACGGTGACCGCGCCGGCAAGCGTCTTCGCCGAGGATTTTTCAGACGCGGTCACGCCGACACCGGACCAGCCGTCGATCGTCAGGCCGTCCAAGACCGCCGACGTCTCGCCTGTGATGCGGTGCAGCGCACCAATGCCGCCGCCCGCACCGCTCTGCGTAGAAACGGGCACGGCGACCGCTGCGAGCCAGCTGTTGGCGCTGTTCTGCGCCGCGGCAGACAGCGCGCCGCCCGCACCGGAAAGCATTTTGTTTGCGCCGCCTGTCACGGACAGAACGGCATCGTTAGTGACATGCGAATACCCAAGAGAGACGCCCGCTGCAACTTTGCCGACCGACAGGCCGACAGCGCCGGCGACGCCCACTGACAGCGCCCTGTTCTGGGCAGTCAGAGAGTTGGCGTTCGTCCCTGTGATCGTGATAGCGGCGTTTTGGACGGTGGTGTTAGCCCTGTTGACGATCGAGTTCCATATCACCGAGCCATCGGCAGCCCAGCTGCCTCTGCCTACGGCCGCGCCTGCGGCGACGGCGACAAGAGCCGTGCCGTTTTCGCTGCCCGCGTTCAGTCCTGCGGCAGTGATCGTGCTGTTCTGAACGTTCGTCGTCATCGTATTGCGCAGGTTGTTGACGACGGCGGCCGTGCCCGCTGCGCTGCCGTTCGCTGTGCCCGATCCGGTGAGCGCGCCGGTGATGATCGTCAGGCCGGTGCGCCCGGTCAGCGTCTGATCGACCGTGGTCGTTTTGCTGTCAGCAGGGGCCTTGCCTTCTGTAAACTTTTTGTAATAATTGGACGTCTCGAGCTCTGCGCCCTTGTAGAAGCTCTCAGTGCTGCCGAGCTCGGCAAACGCCGTGGTGTCGGCGCTGACAGTGAGGTCGAAACTGGTGCTGGCCTCATGCTGCTTGATGCTTTTGTCGATATCGGCCCCGTCGCCGGCGGCGATGTGCGCCGTGCCGGCCGCAGTCAGGTCAGAGCTGAGGACCTGAGCTGAAGCTTTATTGATAAGCGTATCGACAACCAGAGCGCCGCTGTATGCCCAGGCACTTTCGGAATTGCCGGCTCCCGCCGCGACAGCGATGCCGGCGACGACCTGCTTCACCCCCAGGAAACTATCGATGCTGACCGCGCCGAGATTGTTCAGGGTGCTGTTTATGATCGTCGAGCCAATGTCGTTTTTGATCACGGCCACCTGGATGCCCGCACCGACGGCCGCCTTCGATTTGCCGACAGCAAGATCGACCGCGCCGGTGACCTGCGTGTCCTTGGCGTAGGACAGCACGTCAAGATCGGTCGAAACAGCTTTTGCCGCCGCAGATGTGTCAAATGACACGCCTGAGACGGTGCTCTTGGCTCTGTTGTTCAGCGTGTTGGCTGAGACGTTGGCGGCAAGCGCCGCGCCGCTTTCGTCGCTGCCCTTGGTAACGGCCAGGCCCAACGCGCCGACAACGCTGCGCCCGCTGCTGCCGGCCGAGAGGGAGATGACATCCTTTGTCGCGCCCTTTGAGGCGTCGAGCGCGCCGATCTTCACGCTGGTCAAATCAGCAGAGACAATGCTCTTGCCGCTGTTGACGGACAGCGTGCCGCCAATGCCGACAGATGTGACCTCGGCACCGCCGGCTCCAAGCGCAGCCGCCGCGCCGCCCGAGAACGCCGCCTGCCACTTGTCTGCCTGAGCTGAAATGCTCACGGTACGGTTGGCCGCACTTTTTGCAGAGTTTTCGGTAAAGCTTATGATCGTCAGCGGCTGTGACGATGTTCCTTCCAGGCCGGCGTGTGCAGTGTAATCAGCAAAGTTCCAGGCCACCGAGCCAGCAGCGCTCAGGTTGAGGTTTGCGCGCTGCCCGCCCGCTCCGGGCTGATTGGCGTTGTCGAGGGCGTTGTTATCCTCGTAGTTTTCTTCGAAGTGGAACGGCTCGCTGGAACTGCTGTCGCTGCGGCTGACACTGTTGTTGATGTCGTTGTCGATCTGGCTTGAGCCGTCGCTGATCGAGTCGTTGAGGTTGGCGTTCTCGGGATCGAGCAGATCATCGTCGTCAGGCTGAAGCACGTTTTGGTCGCCCGACTGCGCCGACGGCGAGAGCAGATTGCCGAACCAGTTGCCGAGCTTTTCGGTCACCTTCAGCGGGAAGTTGCCGATCTTTTTCATCGTGCCGCCGCCCTGACCGTCGCCCTGCGCCTGCGCCTCTTCTTTGGTCCAGGCGGCGCTGCCGGCCACGGCCACGGTGTTGACATGGCTGTGGCTGTACGCGTTCACGGTGAGCGAATCGGCAGCGATGTAGGCGTCCGCAAACGGAGCGGCGTCGTCGCTGAACGCCGCGTCGAAATCAGCCACGCGGGCCGCGTTCTCGTAGTTCAGCACGTCGATGGCAAACGCCGCGCCGAGGGCCTTTTCCTGGGCCGTCTCGATGGCCGCGGCCACGTTCGTGGCATAGTTCTCGGCATCCGACTGGATCAGGATGGCCGAAGATTTCAGCGTCGCCTCGTCGTCGACGCGCACGCGCCCGGCGATCGAAGCGTCGAGCACGTTGAGCTGCCCCTGGAAGCCCCACTTGCCCGCTTTCGCCGCGGAGAGGTTGGCGGCCAGCTGCATCGAAGCGTCGCTGGTGGTAAGCGACAGCGATCCGTCTCTGCTTTCGAGCAGCGCGCCCTTGTGCACCTGCACGTCGTTCTGCGTATCGAACGTGCTGACGAGCACAGTGCCGCCGAGCGCCCTGCCCTGACTGGAAGCGAGGATGCCGCCGGCGACGTTGCTGTTCCAGCCGCCGATGACCGAAACGTCGCTGCGCGTGAAGCCTGCTACAGTCACGTCGCCGGAATCCGCGGAAAGCCGTGCCTCGCGGGCGATGTCGATTTTGTTCTTCACACGCCAGTTCGACCACGAGAACGAGCCGCCGCCGCTGAAGTTCTGATCCTGCGCGTTAGAAGTGCGCGCCATCACCTTGGAGTAGACGTTGGCATAAGACTCCATGTCGATGAACGCCAGCGTGTCGGAAAACGCCAGCTGCACCGCCGAGCTCCCCGCTCCCGCCACGTCGGTCAGGAAGGTGAACGCCGTCTTGATGAACTCACCGATGCCCTTGGAGTAGTTCTTGAAGCCTTCCCAGTTGGAAAGGTCAGTATCGTGATACAGGTCGTCTGTCAGCAGCTTTTTAGCTTCTTCCCATTCTTGGCGCGTCCGTTCGATCGTGGCGAACTTTTTCAGCTGCTCCCAGGTGTTTTTCAGGTTTTCGATCGTGACCGTGAGTCGGTTCCACTCCACGCGCGCACCGCTTTGGATGTCGATCGAGCCGCCGGCAAGCAGCTGCGATCCTTTCCCGATGCTGATGTCGGAACTGACATCGGCGTTATCGTACATGACCGCAAGCCCGTAGGCGTTGCCATGGTCCTGTGATTTTGCCACATTGCCGCCGGCACGCGAGACCGCGCTCCACTGATGGTCGTAGACGAGCACGTCGGACGAAAGGACGACGCTGCCCGCATCCGAAGAGAGCCGCGCCCCTGGAGCGATCGTCACGCTTCCCTGCTGCGATGGACGCGTCTTATCGGCAAACACATCCTGTCCTGTGTAGAGCACGGCCAGCGTCCACGTGCTGCCGTCGTAATCGCCCGAGGACGCGCCGTTGCCGTAACGCAAATCTTCGGGCAGATTGAGCTTGTCGCCAAGACGCTTGTAGAGCGCCTTGAACGCCGGCATCGTCAGGTTTTTCTTGATCTTCTGCGAATAGAACGGCTCGGCAGCGACCTTGACCCCGGCTTTCGAGGTCCACGAGTCAGTGTAGTTGACCGCATTGACGGTGACGTCGCCGCTGGCAGATAAAGCGGCGCCGGAACCGACATCCGTCTTAGCGCCCGTAGTCACGAACGTGGCGTTGAGCGCGGTGCCACCGGGAGAATGATTCGGCACGTTCGTCGAGCTGAGTCCGATCTCCGCTTTCGTTTCGACAGAGTTGGAGACGTTCGACTGCACTGTCAGGAAGCCGCCGGCTGCCACGGTCGCATCAGGAGCGATCGTGGCAGCAGCATCGTTTTTGAGGTCGGCCCAGACAAGTGCCACCTGGAACGGCGCGGTCCCGGAAGTGTTCTCCACCGTGCCTTCGGCGAACAGGTCGGCCGAAAGCGACGAAGCCGCCGTCACCGTCACATCGCCGCCCGCTTTGAGAGAACCGCCCACAGTGGCCGTGGCGCTGCCTGTCTGCTTGCTGACGACAACGGACGCAGACGGGAATTTGTCGCCCGTCTTCCACTCCAGCAGCTCCATAAAGCCGAGGTCGGTGCCCGTTTTGACGCCGACAGCGCTGACGGAGTTTATCATTAGATTTTTGCCGGCTTCAAGCGACGCGCCGGATTCGATCGTCACGTCGGCCGCCGACTTCAGGTTGGTATATGAGCCGTCGAAAGTAAACGGCGTCAGGTCGTTGAACAGTTCTTTGGCCACGTCGGCCAGCAGGTCGAACTTGTCGTTGGTGCGGTAGTTGTACGTTTCGGCCTTCGCGGTCACGTCCCTTTTGGCCTTGACCGAGCCGCCCGACCTGACAACGACTTTGGCCGTTGCCGTAGAGACAAAATCGACGCCGCCGTCAAACGGCGTATCCTCGCCGGCCTCGTCAGCCTGGGGACTGTAGGAGCTGTTGCCGGATGCACGTGCGCGCATCACGACCGATCCCTCCGCGTCGATCTGTCCGGCATGGTCGATCAGGGCGTCCTTGCCATTCGTTGCGATCGATTCCAGCCGCACATCTCCCGACTCAGTGCGCTTCAGGACAAGACTGCCCTCGCTGCGGTCGGCGGTAAAAGCCTCGTTGTCAAGGCTCGCTACATTGACGAGCGAGCTGAAATCGACCTTGGTCGTTTCGAGCCTGGCCGTGCTCCCGGTCGTGATCTTCGCCGCCTTCAGATCAATGCCGTCAGGCGCGGTGATGCGGCCTTGGACAACGATGCTGCCTTTCGGATCAAGTGCGACATAGCCCTTGTCCATCAGCTTGAACTTTTCATGGCTCCAGGGCGCGTCCTGCTTGAGGATCGCGTTATACGTATCCTCATCGGCGATAATCGCCGAAAACTTGCCGGCGTTGATCGCTCCCTTCTCACCGACGATCATGCCCTTGGGCGAGACAAACAGCAGATGCCCGCCGATGCGATTGGCCTCGGCCTTGAGCGCGTTGACCGTGCCCTGAATGTTGACCTGCTCGTCGACAAAGTTGTACAGTTTTTTGACCCCGCTGGGCAGGATCATGTTGGCAATGTGTCCCTGAGCCAGCTCAAAATTGGAAAAGCGGTTGAACGCCTTGTCGCCATCTTTTTTGTTCGTTGTGACCGTGTGCTTGCTGCCGCTCGTCTTGACGGTCGTCCAGTCGCCTTTTGCCTTGATATTTGAATCCGCCGCAAATACGGAGAGAGGCGACAAAATCGTGCTCGTCGTCAACGCCGCCGCGATGATCCGGTCGGCCAGGTGCAGCCGGCGCTCCAAGATCCGCTGTCTTTTCTTCTGAGCCATGTCGGTCTCCTTTTTACACGCTGTACGGCACGTACAGGAGGGTTTTGCTGAATATAGGATAATTATAAACCAAATAATTTTACTTGAGAAGCCGTGCAAATCATATAAAGCTCAAGCTCCGCCATGCACTTTCGTGAGATTGCCTCTCTGCATTCGAAGAGAAAAAGACCGAAGGCGTTTTCACACCCTTCGGCGGTTCGCTGATGCCGAAGGACCCGTTCAACTTCCACGTGCGCGACCTGCTGCAGAACGACGAACTCGAACCCTACGACCGCGATGTGGTCAACATGTGGCCGCCGCGCGACAGGCGCGTTCCCGATCCCAATCTACAGGCGGGCAGCGACGACATCGAGATCAACCTCGACGAGTACGATTACTGGCTGCCTGTCGAAGCGGAGGAAGAGAAAACGGCGCCCCTGGCCGTCAGCGAAAATAAGTAAAACCGTTTTGTCCTGAAAATCTGTTCTCGAAACAAGACGAGGCTGTCTCCTTCTCATCTCACCGATGAGGAAAGAGACAGCCTCGTCTTTTCCGATATCGCGTTTTTATCACTGATACTAATACGCGATTAGCTTTTTCTTTTTAATCGCGAAACAGTATCAGGTCATAACCGATCCCCCGCTCTTTGAACAGAAAAAGCCCGCCAAACGGCGGGCTTTACTCGTTTCTGTCCATGTTCTGTTAAACTTTGACTAATAATATTGGCGGAGGGGAGAGCCGCCATAAAAAAGCCGCAAACTAGCGTATTCACTTATCAATCAGAAATTACTGACCAATATTGGATACGGTTTCAGATACAGCACCCACTTAAACAAGTAAAACAATAATTACCATCAGTCAGTGAACGTCCTGATTATATCACGGATTATTCCGTCTTACGAGATAGCCTCCAACAAAACCACCTATTACGCCATAGACAAAACCTTGCGCCTTGCCACGCCGGATTCGGGAATGCCACATCTTACGCTCAGCGGTGATTTCTGTCTGAAGCTCGGCAAGCTGGCGCTTGAGGTCGGCCTGCTGAGCCGTGATCTCATCGCGCAGTGCAATAAGCGCTTGTTCGCGTATATCCGCCTGCTGTTTTGCGTTGGTCCAGCCGGAGATCGTGTCGCGCATGGCGGCATCGGTCAAAAAATATCCAGCCGCCGGGGCGGTCCAGCCGGGATGGATTCGCAGGGCATCAGCGGCCGGGGTAGTCACGTCGCCAGTCTGACAGCAGGCCGGCGAGCAGGTCAGGCAGAGCATCGTCACTAGCAGCAGCCATTTTCTCAGTCGTCTCATTGCGGACTTCCTCCTCTTTGTGCTTTGCCGCGTCGAGGATCGCGTCGACCCGGCGTTCGTTTGTCTGCGTGTTCGTTTTAATGGCATCGATCGTCTTGCCGACGTCGGCATTTCCGCCGTAGCCGCGGGCGTACCACCATGCCATCAGCGCGGCCAGCAGCACCGCCGCTGCGGCGATCAGCCAGGCGCGGTACGCCTTGACAAGCGTCTTGTAATCGGTCATTTGTCCCATTTCCCTTCGTTGAGCCATTTCTGTACGCCGTCGAAGGCGGCCTGCAGCGTCTCCTGGATCTCCTGGTAGCAGATGTCGAGCAGCGGGCCGCCGACGTAGCCTCCCATCGCGATGATCACGGCGCTCAGCTCGCGGTTCACGTTCAGCGCGTCGAGCGTCCAGGCGATCAGCGCCCCCACGCCGCCCGCCGAGAACAGCCCTACGACGAAGCGACGCGCGTTGAACGGCTCGCCCATGTGTTCACGGCTGGCGCGGATGATCTGAAAGCAGATCGCCAACGCCGCGCCTGTGCCTCCTGTGACCATCAGGTCGATGACCGTTTTCTCGTTCAACTCTTCGCCGGGCATCGTCATCACTTCTTTTTCGTGCGTTTGTCCCAGACGGTCAGGCCGGGAACTTCGCGGCAGTCGATATGGACCCAGTTGTCATAAACGCCGAGGCCGTGCAGATCAGGCAGGACTTCGCAGCGGGACAGAGCTTTCAGAGCCTCGAAGATCGCCTCCGTCGACATGCCGTTGATGTAAAAATCCATCGCCCGCCCGTACATGTGCTGTGAATTCGGTGATCCACCGGATGCGGCGTTATGATCGCGGCACCGGCAGACGCTTGTGGGGATCATCGGACGGTCGCCGAGTGCCGAACGAATCTTCTCGGCCAGGCGTATCAACACGGGGTCTGTCCAATCCTTGCCGCAGTGCCTGCAGGCGCACTCGTCGAAGCTGAAGTGTTCGCTGTGCATTTTTGCCATTTTCATCTCTCCTTAAAACAGAAACGAGACTGACCTGTCTCAGGGCAGTCTCGTTTCTTATGAAGGTTACACCGGCCAGGTGATCTCGATCGCGTTCAGTTCTTCCTCCGTCTGCGCGGCGTTGATCGCGGCACGCAGTTTCTGCTTGCGGGCGTGGCACTGCACGTAAGCGGCGAGCATTTCCATCTTGATCGCTCCCATCGTCTCTATCGGCACATCGTAATGCGTCTCGTCATTGGCGTCAGTCAGATAGCCGGTTATTTGACCGGTCGCTTTGAGCAGCTGTATAGCACCCTCAACAGCCAGTGTGTCCGAACGGTTGAACTGCATTGGCCAGCCCTTGGAGCATACAAACGGACCGGAAACGCGAGTGTCGAATGAATTTTCAAGCTCACTCAGCTTGAGAGTTTTAAGCTCATTAAATGTTTTTTCTGGTACAGCTTCTACTTTATAACAATCTTCATATTCAACAATACGTACGCCATGTTTATTGCACCATTCAGCAGCCTGTGCGTATGCTTCCCAATCATCGACAGGTTTACGAAAAACAGTCCCAATCATTTTAAACTCCCTCTCCTATCGCTATATATTGTATAGCTATCGCATTGCTGTGCGAATGTGCAACCGTGAATCCTGTTGTCGTAACTGTGTGCGCTTGTGCGTGTACAAGCACAGTGCCGGGATGCTGACAAATAACAATAGGAATTTTAGAGAACGCTCTCGCAAAATTGATTGTTCCGCCGTTCGCGGCTGTTCCACCGGAGGCCACCACTTGAAACTTGTTTTCGTACTCAATAATGGCTTGGTAATTCGTGAAAGAAGCGTATTTTATGGGGCTTAAAAATAGCGACTTCCATGTCAACTCGCCGTTCGCGTTCCCCACTAAATCAAGATTGCCAAAGGCACGAACACGAAAGCCGCCGCCATTATCCTTACCGTAGGCGATAAAGACGCCACCATCTGTAAGACCGGTCCCACCGCAAATTCTGGATTCTGCGGTTGTACCTTTTTGTCTGATAACAACATTAGAACCGTCAAACACCAACGCCCCCGTCAAAGTGCCGCCAGACAGAGGCAAATAGGTGCTATCAATGCTGTCAAGTTTGCTCTTGTCAGCCGCGCTCATGAGACCTTTTGCACTTGCTGTTGCTTCGGTGTCGTCTGCAAGATGTACCCAATCGCTCCAAGAACCTGTGTAATACTTTGAGCGGACAAAAAACTTAGGCACATGCGTTCTGGTCTCAATATTCGTCACAGCAAGTTGCGACTGGAAATGATACGAGTCAATACTGATTAAATTCGTCCATGTACCATTTGGGCGAGTCCCATGGTTGCCATCTGATAATCCGATAACATAGGTGTTACTGTAATCGGTGTCGATGTTTTTATAGTTGATGTTTGTGGTCTTAAGCCAACCGGCACTGCCAGAAACGTTGCCTGTTACATCGCCCGTGACGTTACCCGTTAAAGCACCTATAAAACTGCTTGCCGAGACACTTCCCGGAAAATCGGTATTACCTGACGCATCAAGTAGAGTCGCACGTCGTTTAAGCGTTTCAAAAACGCTGTCTTGACTGCCTGTGTACTGACTGACGTAAACAGGTTCATTTCCGTTATCGGCTGTAGCAATTTCAAGGTACCCGGCATCTTTAGCGCTTGCTCCAACGGCAATTCGCCAACAATCACTCCAGCTCATCGTACCTCTGATTTGGTCAACAGGGTTGCCAGTGTAATCGGCTGGAGCGTTCCTAAAGTCAAGCGGCCCGGTAAGGGTATCACCGCTCTTCTGTACATAGTCTGATGGCGTTATACCGTCTAGCTTCTTCTTATCCGCCGCGCTCATCAGCCCGTGCGCGCTCTGCGTGGCGTCGTTGTACGTCGTGTCCTGCGTCGTGATCGTGTGCGTGTCGCCGTCGCCCATCGTGTAGGTGATCGTCCGGCCGCTGACGCTCAGGCTCTTGACGGCGTTGTCCTTCACGTATTCGATCGTCGCGTAGGCCTCGTTCGAGTCGGGCGAGAGCGTGATGTTCGCGTCGGCGCTGACGACCAGTTTGAAGCGCAATCTCAGGTTGATGCCAGTGCCGGCGGCGCTGGCCGGCTTTTCGATCTCCGGCGTTTCGCCGTAGGCTACAAGGCGCGGCGTCGACGCGTTGTCGTAGATTCCGAACTCGCGGATCGTCCAGCCGCCCGTCTCCGGCGGCACCACCAGCGTGCCGATGATGGTGTTCGGGTTGGCGCTGTCACGGCCAAGGTCGTTCAGCGGCGCGCGGTATTGCTCGTTGACCAGCGACGTGCGGCTGGGATCCACGGTCACGACGCTGCCATTGCCGTCGCCCAGCGCCATCTTGGCCCACACGAGCGTCGTGCCGCTGGCGATAGCGTCGGCCACCAGCGCCGCGCCGACTTCGGTCAGCGTTGCTCTGTACGTTGTTGGCATGATGTTCTGTCTCCTTTTTAAGCTCTCATCCTAAAGGGCTAGCTTCGCGTCGCGTCGATCATCACGTCGATGTATCCGGTCAGGACGCTGCCGGCGTAGAACGTTCCGGTCGATGGTTCGTTGTTGTAATAGGCGTTGATGTTGCGAAGATGCCGGCTGGCCGGCTTGGCGATGTTCACATAGCGGATGCAGCGGTCGCGCGCCTCGGCAAGATCGACTTCGACGTCCACGTAGAGATCCACGTCGAACAAAAACGGCTCGCCTGTCGCCTCGTTGATACTGACTTCGTAATTGATCGGCGCCAGTGCCTCGTCCACCGCCTTGCGCGTGCCTTTGTAGCGGTGCATCAGCAGCAGGCGCTTGACTGTCTCGCGCTTTTCCTGCAGCGTCAGCGTCGTCTCGTAGAGGTCAACATGCCACTGCCACGCCAGCAGGTCGATCAGCTCTTCCGGCAGCTCGTCGATGCGAGACAGGATCGGCAGCGTCTGCGCGAAATCGGCGACGGCGTGAAGTTCGGGGTCGATCGCCTGCGCGGCCGATCCCACCTGCGCATCGCCGGCAATGCTGGACGGCAGCAGCTCGGCAAGAGCAAGAGCGTCCAGCGTCTTACTCATCGTCGAAGCCTCCGAATGACAGCGTCGGCGACGCGGACGGGATGGCAATCTGCGAGACCGTCAGCGTCCGAAACGCCGGCGACGCCAGCGTCACGCGCGTGGCTCCAGCCAGCATGACGCGACTGATCAGCTCGCTGGGGTTGATGTCGCGGCCGATGCGCGAGCGCTGCCAGAGGATATATTCGTCCACGGCCGCCGCCACGTCGCGCGTGATCGTGCTGTTCGTCCTGCTGGCGTAATAGGTCAGGTCGATGGCGTAATCGACGACGGTCGGCGCGACAACGTGTACGGTGTCGGTCAGCGGGCGCACCTTGCTGGCGCTGCACGTCTCGGCCACAGCATCAAGGACTTCCTGCGACGGCAGCGTTCCTCCGGTCATCAGCGGATAGATGTACACGTGCCCCGGCTCCGCTGCGGGGCCGTCGACGGTCACGTCGAGGATCGCCGGGCTTGTCGTCTTTGCCCAGAACTCATACGCCTCTTTCGATCCGGCGACGCTGAAGCTCTCCGGCGCCAGACGCACGCGTTCGCGCAGCGCCGTGTCGGATTCGATGTCGGCGCCGCCGGAACTGACCGCGGTGTTGCTGACCGATTCGATATACGCGATCGGGTCGACGAGCTGATTGATCTGTCCGGCCACAAAGCCGTTGCCGACCTCGCCCGCCGTCTGACATTCGACAGTCACGTCGGCATAGCTGTCGCCGGCGGTGATCGTCGCGGCTTCGGTGACGGAAAACATCAGGCTGCCGTCGGGTGTCACGCGCGTGCCGGCGGGAATGAGCACGCCGAACGTGCGCGGGGCGCTGAGCGTAAAGCGCACGGTGCACAGCGCCTTTGCCGCCGGCAGCCGCGTCACGCCGAGGAACGCGCCGAGATGATCGAGATAATCGCCGTTGGCGTAGGCCAGCAAATTCTGCTTGGCTGACCAGTCGATCAGTTCGCGCTGCTGCACGATGACAGCGGCAACGCTCTCCAAAAACAGGCGGACCGGATCGCCCTTTGCCAGCGATCGGCCCGCCACGGTCTCGTATTGTGTGATGATCCTGCTTTCCACGCCCTCCGCGTCAGCGTCGAGGAACGTGATCTGCGGCAGGGCCGCAAGGTCAACCGACATCGATCTCCACCTCCAGTTTGGGGACAAGACGGCCGTCGGCATCGCCCGTGTAGGTGACGCGCTTCACCGCGGCACGCGGCTCATATTTGTGCACGGCCTTGACGATCTGCGCCGTCAGCTTGGCCTGCGCCACGGGCATCGGCTTGTCGATCAGGTCGACCGGCACGCCGAAATCGCGATCCAGCGGCACGGTGCCGACGGCTGTGTTCAAAATGGTGCGCAGGTTCTGGACCACTTCTTCAAGCTCCGTCGCCGGAGCGAAGTTCACCTCGGCAGGATGAGCAATGACGGTCACGCTTGCGGCCATGGCGCGTACTCCTTCAGCGACACGGACACGCGCGCGGCAAGCAGGCCGCCGCGATTGTCGAGCCGTGTCCATTCCTCGTTCAGCGACTCGATCACGAAATCGCCGAAATACCGGCCGTCGAGGATCAGCTCGCAGTGATCGCCGGCGTCGAGATGGCCTTGCAGCGTCTGGATCTCGCCCAGCGGATGCACGCCCATCTCGACGGAAAAGTTCATTTCAAAGCTCACGCTCACCGCCTGCGGCCCCGTGTACTCGATCAGGGGCTTGAGGCCGATGCGGTCATGCGTCGCCCATCGCGCCGCCTGCGTGCGCTTGAAGCCGTCGAACGTGCGGATGAGCTGCGAAGACGTTTCAAAGACGACTTCGCCGAACGTTCCAAGCAATTCGCATCACTCCTTTTATGATCCGACGAAAACGTTGGGCGAGCCTTCGGCGACGCTGCCGCCGCACGACACTGGGTCATCGATCCTCCCGGCTGCTATGCCGTTGATGAACACCGTCGCACTTCCGGAAGCGATCGTCCCAACATGCGGCGCGTGGACAACACAGCCGTGCGGCACATAAGGATCACCGACGCGCCCCGCCGCTAAAGCGTTTACAAAAACATTCGGGCTTGCGGACGCCAGGGCCGTCGGCGGGCATGCGTCGTGCCCGGTATCGTTGTCGCCAAGTCTTGTTTGTGCCGGCATGGGAAACGCTCCTTTCAGTCAAACATGCTCGCCAGGTGTGCCGGCACATCAACGCTGCCGGGGTTGAGGTGGATGTTCCCCGCGGCTTGCAGCACGATGTCGCCGCCGGCCATTTTGATCACGCTGCCGTGCGCGTCGATGATCATCACGCTGTGCGCGGCACGGTCCAGCTCCACCGCGCCGGCGCCTTCCATGCTCCAGTGACGGACGTCTTTGCTCTTCACTGGCACGGGATCGGCGGCCGTGTACAGGCAGCCGAGGATATAGCCGGCCTCGGCGCCGCTTGACGAAAAAGCCACGAGCACCGTCTCCCCCACTTCGGGCAGTCGGTAATCGTGGCTTTTTACGGCGGCGGGCACCAGAATCGGCAGCTCGTCGGTGACGATATCAAGATCGGGCAGGCGCACGCGCGCGGTGTGGCGCTCCGGATAGATGGCCGACACTTCGCCGGCGTGGATGGAACAGGTTTGTTCGTTCATTCGCGGTCCTTTCCGCGGTGGATCTGCAATGATGTTTTGTAGCCGCCGCCGTCTACGGTGTGCGTGGCCGTATCGATGAAGTATTTGCCGTCGAAGACGCCGAAGCCTTCCAGGTCGATGTTCAGCCCCGCGCTCATGCGCACGTCGCCGATCATCGTCAGGCTGCCCTTGACGGTGGCCATGTTGGCCTGCCGCAGGCGCGACCGGGCGATGCGCTCGGCGTCGGCCTGCGATTCGCAGCGAGTGTTGATCACCAGCGTCTGCCCGGTCTCCTGTGTGCCGGCCTGCACGGTGGCACTGTAATTCTTTTTCCTGCGCGCATCGTACCAGCTGACTTTACAGGCGCGGTACTGGCGGTTGGCGCTGGTGGTAAAGCTCCACGTGCTCAGGCGTGCGGCCATATCCGCGGCACTGGCGGCCGTTTTCGCGCCGCTTTCGGGCGGCTTCACCTTCGCCGCGCTGGCTGCCTTTTCGAGGTCGGCCTGGTTGGCGATGATCAGCTTTTTGTCCGTCAGCTTGACGCGGAAGTCGCCGCCGTCTTCCCAGCCCAACCGCTGCAGAAAGGCGAGGTCGCTCAGTTCCTTCTGGTCGCGCCGCTGGTACGAAATATCTTTTGCCAGGTTGAAGTACAGCTGCACTTTCGCCTCGGCGGCAATCTGCGCGGCGATGGTCTTGAGCGTCGTCGCTTCCCAGGCGCGCGTTTTCTTCGTGCGCATCGCGTCGCCGCCGCTGGCGTTTTTCTTGCTGCCGACGGGCGTCGAGCGCGCCTTGATCGTGACGGTGCTCTCCGGTCCCTGCGCGGTGATCTCGTCGATGAAGAACTGGCCGCAGTACAGCTCAGCAGTGTCGCCTTCGTCCGTCCAGTCGGCCACGCGCAGCGTCGCCTTGAGCGTGGCGCCCTTGTCGGGGAACCAGCCGTTTCGCCACAGAGCCATTGGATCTGCGAGCGTGATCTGGAGGTCGTCAGCCGCCTCGAAGTTGTCGGTGAATGAAAAGCTCTTCAAAAACGGCGCCAGGTCTTCGCTGATGTCGGTGCTGTCATACAGCAGCCGCAGCGAGGCGCGGCGGGCAAAAGCCGTCATTCCGCCCTCCACGGCGGCGGCGCGCTGCGGACCGTCTGCTCGGTCTCCGGCACGACGATCTGCACGCCGGCAGAGAAAACGGCTGTGTTCAGGTGCGCGGGATTGGCCTGCATCAGCACGTCGCACAGCAGCTCGTCGCCGTAGACGCGCTTTGCCAGCCGGTCCCATGTGTCGCCCTGGATGGTGATCAGCGTTTGGGGCATGGAGGTTCACCTGCCTTTCGGGGTTTAGGTATGAAAAAAGCCGCTTGTCTGCGTCAGCAGTAGCGGCAGTTTAATGTATATATGAAATTACTTCACAAGAAAGCGATAAACAAGATATTTCACGAAGGGACCAGTAATGTAATCTGCAAACACAATCGCTAAATAAACGTATAACCCGACTTTTAATTTTGCTAAAAGCATATACAACGATTTTTCTGTAAGGAATAATCCATCCACGTGTAATTCAGCGGTCAGTTTGTCATCCAATTCAATCCCCTCCTCTCAGCACTCGCATGAGGGCGGCGGTGAAATCTTTTTAATTGTTCTCTGTTTCTAAATCATGTTTTCTGTCGTGGTTCGGTTTGGGAAAGCCTGAATGAAGAATATCAATATGCTCTTGTAAGTCGTCCTTAATAGGCGACCACATAGGATCAAGTACAAATTCAATCCCTTCACGCCTTGCCAGTTTAGCAGCAGGGACAAAATCGCTGTCGCCGGCAATAAGAACGATACGGTCTACCTGTTTCTTATAGGCAAGCGATGCAACATCAACTCCAAGTCTCATATCGACACCTTTCTGTTTGGTGTTTAACTTTATGTCGTTTTCCGTCAAATCGGGAACTTGAAGTGCACCCCTGCAAAGTTTTTTGAGTTTATTACTGTCAATCACCCAACTACAGTTTACATCATCAACTACGCCTAAACGAAGAGCTACACGAGGTGTCTTGCGAAGTTCGTTATGAAGTTCGTTCCTCCATCTGGCGCGTTCTGACTTGCCATAATCAATCTGCTTATGCGTCAACGGGTGTTCCATTTTCTTATTAAGTGGTGGGCAGTCATAGAAGAAGATCCGATAAAGCTGTGAATGCCAATCGCCGTTTTTGCTATGCAAGTGATGCTTAACTCCAAGAAGCAGCTTAGAGATAAGCTCACGCGGCTCTAACATTCCAAAGATATGTCTTGCTTTGATGATAAAATACGCACCGTCTACCATGACTGCCGTTTTCATAAAAAGGCCTCCTATGAAAAACCCCTGAGTTCGGCACTCTTCGAACAGGTGAAGGGCTTACTGTCAGGGGTGAACATGCAAGAAACATCCTTGTATGTGGATACTAGCACAGGATACGAATGTAGTCAATAGACATCATCAAATGAATCCGATAGCGCTGCCAGGAACGTTCATATCGAAGCCGCCGGACGGGTCGGCCGCGCCCTTGCTCCAGGCGCTGACGCCGGCGCCGATCTTCTTGCCCATGTCGCCGAAGGAAAAGTTGAACGTGAAGAACTCTTTCAGTTTAACGTTTATACACCATTGCTACCAGTAAACGTAGAATAACCGCTCCAATCATCAGCAAGAAAAGTAGAAATGGAGCCTTTAGATACAAAACGCGAAAAATAAGTCCAAATAGCACCGCTAAAATAATAACTTTAGGTATATCTTTTAACCGTAAAGGCGGTTTCCCCTCGGAGTTATAAAAAGATTTACCATATGATAGATCATCATCGTAGTTTTGTCGGGATACGTTAGTAGTATGCTGCTGCACCATGATCATGCTCCTTGCTTTTAACTTCGCGTAGCTAAAAGTCTACTATCACCGAAAATATAGACCTTTGTCCTTTCAGCAAACTCAAAAAATTGTTCCTCTAAGACTTCTTTTATTGTCTTACGAATATCACTATTGTCGTTTTGTAAGTAGATTTGTGGGGCAAACGTGAAGGTAACATCATTTCTACTGTTTTCTCTCTTTGCTGTTTGTTCTATCGGTAAGATAGACTTACTATCAGCAGTACTATTATGTGAATCGTTAGAAATTGAAATAATAGTACCTCCGAGCAACGCAAGCCCCTCAGGAACACCCGTCGTACCAAATATCGGATACTTAAATTTCAGGGCACCGCTGATTGCTACAAGCAACGGCCAAATTCTCCCTTGCCAGTCTAGCGTTGATTTAACATACTCACTCCAATTAACTACACTGAATGATTCCTTAATTCGGCTAAAAGCTTCTGAATAAACATCTAAAAGCGGAATCCTTGGTACATCATACGTATTGCCATCAAGTTCAGAAACATTTCCATTTATCGACGTTCCCCCATCCGCCATCATCGGCACGCCTAAATCCTTCCCTGCCTGCTGCCACAAAGCCAGCGCCCTGTCGCGATAGCGGCTTTCGGTGGGGATGACGTACTCCGGCGCGGCGCCTTCGCCGATCAGCGACAGCATGGGGCCGGTCGTCTTGCGTCCGGCGGCGCTGCCGGGGACGTTCATGTCGAAGTCGCCGGACGGGTCGGCCGCGCCCTTGCTCCAGGCGCTGACGCCGGCGCCGATCTTCTTGCCCATGTCGCCGAAGGAAAAGTTGAACGTGAAGAACTCTTTCAGCTTGCCCTTGATGTAACGGCCAAATTCTTCAAACGCTTCGCCCATCTTCGACGGCAGCGATTTAATCATTTCGACGAAGTGATCGGGAATGGCGGCGATCCAGCCTTTGAATTTATCCGGGAGTTCGCGGAACCAGTCGGCCACGCCGGAAGCTTTCTCTTTGCTCCAATCCCACGCGGCAGCGGTCTTATCTTTGATGCCGGTCCACGTTTCGTCCCACCATTTGCGGAACGGCTCCCATTTATTATACAGCAGCACAGCGCCAGCTGCCAATCCTGCGACGGCGGTGATCGTCAGCCCGATCGGGTTGGCATTGAGCGCTGCGTTCCACAGCCACTGCGCGGCGGTGGCCGCCTTCACGACTGCGCTGTTGGCACCGTAGGCGGCTGTCAGGGCGGTCATTCCGCCTTTGTACAGCAGCATCGCGGCGTGTCCGGCAAGGACGGCGCCTTTGACGCCGAGATACACGCCTTTGAGCTGGGCGAAAGCGTACTGTGCGGCAAACACGGCCATCTTCAGTGCGACGAACTTGGCGGCCCATTCGCTGACAAATGTGACGGTCTTCTGATTCGCGCTCAGCCAGTCGATGAGCTTGTTCAGCTTTTCGGCGATGCTGTCGATGGTCGCGGCCAGTCCTTTGCCGGCTTCGTCGGTAAACAGCGAGTGGGTGAAGCCTTCCCAGGCGCTCGAAAACCGCGCGAACGAGCCGGTGAGTCCTTCGCGCATCTTCGCGGCAGCCTGATCCACGTAGCGCCCGCCGTTTTTGTCGGAGTTCTCGATGCCGTCGAGCAGCGTTTTCAGTTCGCCCTGGCGGCTGGCCTCGATCAGCTTGATCAGCGCACGTGATCCTCGTTTTCCGGCCAGTCCGGTGAGCGCGCCGACTTCTTCGAGGTTGCCCATGCCTTCGGTCTTCTTGGCGATCATGCTGATGATGCTCATCACGTCGCGCATGTTGCCGTCGGCGTCGGTGTAATCGCTTGTTTTGATGCCGAGCTGCTTGAATGCGGCATTGACTTCTTTCGTGGGCTTGGCGAGGCGGGCGAGGAATTCGTTCACGCCGGTGCCGGCCATGCTGCCTTTGATGCCGCGGTTGCTCACCGCGCCGATCATCGCGCCGAACTGCTCGGGCGTCACGCTCAGGCTTTTGGCGTTGGCGGCGCCGTAGTTGGCGGCTTCGGCCAGCAGCCGCACGTCCATGTTGGCGCTGTTGGCGCTCTTGGTGAGGATGCTGGCCATGCGCGCGGTCTGGTCGGTGCTGTAGCCCCACGATTTGATCTGATCGGCAAGGATGGACGATGTTTCGTCAAGGCCCATGCTGTTGGCGGTGGCCATGTTCATGGTCGCGCCGCTGGCTTCGATGATCTGCCGGTCATCCAGTCCGGCACGTGCGAAGTTAAGGCCCAGCCGCGCGGCGTCGCTCTCGGTGAATTCGGTAGTGCGCCCAAGATAGCGGAAATGCTGATCAAGCGCTTTGCGCTGCGTGTCGTTAAACTCCTTTACAGCCTGCACCTGGTTGAGCGCGTGCTCATAGCTTGCCGCACGCCGCACGGTCTGCACCACACCCGCCGCGCCGATCAGTCCCGGAGAGATGACGCCGGCCAGGGGGCCGAGTATTTTCTGTTTGAGGGCGGCTTTGCGGGCGTCGTTGGCCTGAATGGCCGAGGCGTTGGCGGCCATGCGCTCGCGCAGCGCGGTCATCTTCGCCATCTGCTCCTGCAATCTCTGCTGCTCGGCGCCGAAGTTGCGGGTGGAGATGCCGGCTTTTTCCATAGCCGCGCTCATCTCGGCCAGTTCTGTTCTCTGGCTGCGCAGGCGGTCGCCCAGCTCGAAGACGCGGTCTTTGGCCGCGGCAAAGGCGTGGGCCATGGTCTTCGTCGGCTTTTCAACGCCGGCCATCTGGGCGCGCAGGCGTTCCATTTCCTGTTTGGCCAGGCCGAACTGCTGCTTGATGTCCTTGACGCCGACGTTGAGCTTTCGCCACGCGTCCATATTGCCAAGGCGGTCCTGCATCGCCTTCATGCCGTTGCCAAGGGCGCGCATACTCTCCTGCGCGGAGGCGAACGCGCCCCGCAGTTTGGGATCGAGCGCGACCGACAGCTTCAGCCCCACTTCGTACATCTTCGCCATTTCGTCCACCTCCTGCGGGTATCAAAAAAGCCGCACTCGGCACGTGGCCGCTGCGGCTGAAATGTCTTTTTAAAATAATCGTGTTATACTTGCAGCGTTGTCGCGCTCCCCGACTCTGCGACGTGAAAGGGGGTGTTGCACGTGGCGCGTTTTTTCATTTCCTTCCTGCTTTCTGTCATTGCCGGCGTAGTCGCAAATTACGTCAGCAAAAGGCTCGACAGATAAGCGCATCCGCGACAACAGAGCCGCAGCGCTGAGAAGCGCCGTGTAACAAAAAGCCCCCGGGTCGCATCCGGGGGTTTTTTGTTGCACTGACGCATTTCATTCCCTTCCTAGGGACAAATTCATTATAGCAGTTTTCCGTAAAATGTGAAGCCCACCCAACACTTCGCTCTGGTGTCGTTTTTAGAGGCGTCTTTATCTTTACAAGCGGATTATACCACAAATATGCCTATTTCTTCCCGCTCTCCTTCACCGCCGCGTCGATCCACAGCCGCAGCTCGTCAAGCGGCAGGCGGGAGAACTCCAGTGCGCTGCTGAAATACCGCCCGGCCAAGCGCAGGCAGATGGTGCGCAGCTCGGTCGGCGTAGTGCGGCCTACTGACCGAAAAAAAGCGCGGTCGCGGCGGCAGCGAGGCGGTAGGCGTCGATTCCGGCCATCTTCTTGACGACGGCATAGGGAATGCCGGCGGCGATAGATCCAAGGATCTGCATGAATGTGAGCGAGTTCAGCATGTTCTGCACGCCGGCGTTCGGGCATTCGACCATGAAGATGCGTTCGGCGCGCGTCACTGCCTCGCCGGTCAGCTTGTCGCGGTCAAGCTCGACGCGCTCGTAGATTTCGCCCTTATGCTCCACCGATCTTCGCAGGGCGAACGATGTTTCCACGTCCGGGATGGCGGGCGCTTCCGGCTGATCCGACGCGGGTGCTTCCAAATTATCAGCCGCGGCCTGTTCGTTTTCGATCTGCTCGATGCGCTCTTCCGCTTCTCCGACGTTCACTGCCACAGTGGGCATCTCCGCCAGCGCCGCATCAAGCTCAGCTGGCGAATACTCGTTTTTCGCTACAGCCATAAAAGTGCCTCCTTTACTGATAAAGCCGTTGGGCCGTCCATGCGTCAGTGCGCGGACGGCCCTTTTTCGGCTCGTTAATTGATGTCGCTTCTGACGCTGCCGAGGATGTCGGCGCCGCCGATGCGGCAGACGTAGTTGAACGGGTCGTACTCGATCACAGGTCTGCCGTCCAGGAACACGTTGATGTATTCCACGGTGTACTCGCCGCTGGCGTCCATCGTCGCCGACGGTTCGCCCTTGCCCAGCTGCGTGTTCTTCGGCTTGGCCCGGGTGACGACACGCAGCTGCTTGGTGGCGATCGTACCGGTCTTTTCGTCGGTATGCTGGATCGAACCGCGGAACTCCAGCAGCGCGCCGTGCGGAAGCAGCAGCGGCGTGATATTGCCCACGACGGTGCGGAAGTTGACCGTCATGCTCATCGCGCCGTAGTGGCCGATGGTGGGCGTTTCCGTTTCACCGAGCAGCCCGGCGCCTTTAACAGTGTCCGTCTGCGCCTCAAAGTTCGGCAGCGTCACGTCGGTAACGCCAAGCAGCTCCGTTCCGTTGCGGTAGCACTTGAAGCCGATCAGTCTTTCGGGAATCATCTTTTATCGCCTCCTAGCCGAAAAGCGAGCTCAGATTATCGACGTTGAACTCAAGGTCGTAGTCGATCACTGCGGCAGGGATGCACGGCGTCATATCAACGTGCAGCTTGATCGTGCCGGCCAGCAGTTCGGTAACGGGGTTGTCGTCCTCGCGGAACGAAATCTTGTTGCCGTCGCCGACGAGCACGCCCTGCGCCGCCAGTCCGTTGAGGACGATGTTTTCACTGTCAACCAGCGTCTGGATCAGGCGGCGGTTCATAGGATCGTCCACCTTCTGCCAGTACGTCTGAACGAGATGCACGCGCTCCCAGAAGAACATCGCCTTGACGGGGATAAAACAGTCCTTCGTGTCGGTCACAGAAGGGTAGCACGCCGTCCAGTCACCCCAGCACTTCCAGCCGCCGGTGAAGTTCAGCGCCGTGACGATGCCCTGGCTGTTGAGGTAGTTGGCCTCCGGCAGCGACAAAAACACCTCGTCCGCCGCGCCCGTGTCTCCCACGGTGCAGCCGTCCATCTGGAAGTTCTCGTTCGACGGCGACTTGTACGGGATGCCGTCATTCTCAGCGTCAGTCGCCAGCTTCAGCGCGGCAAACTGCGTGGACATGTTGAAGACGCGCTCTCCCAGCTTCACCTTCGGCCAGCAGACCACCATCGACTCGTCGACAAAGTTGTTCGCGTTCTTCAATGCCGACACGGCCGAGTAGGTCTTCACCGTCGCCACGGGCACATCCACGCCGAACATGCACGGGAACACCGTGTTGACGGCCTCGCACTTGGCGTTCATCACCGCGGCGACCTCGCTGTCGCTGCTGAATCCGGGCGCGATCAGGAAGCACGGCACCAGGCCGAACTTGGGATAAATCTGCTCCATCAGTTCAAGCCCGGTGTACTTGCCCGTCGTCACATCGTAGCCGCCGATCACATCGGCCTTCGTCACAGCGCCCGGGTTAAGGCGGTCATAGCTGACGAGCAGTTCGGCGCCGGCGCCGATGGCTCCGGTCGCCACGCGCGTGATGACAATCCTGCCGTCGTCGTCATACGCGGCAACGTAATCGGTGTCTTTGACATAAGTCGTTTCGCCGTCGGAACTCTTGACGACGACCGAAGCGAGGATGCCGCCCAGGTTGGCCAGCGTCGCTGCGCCCTTGCTGTCGAGTGTGACCGTTTCGCCCGTCACGGCCGTTTTGTGGCGCGCCGAGTCGAGCACGTTGATCAGCACGACCGGAGCAACGGCGTACAGCTGGAAGAACGTGTACATCGCCTCGCACAGGGTGTAGCTGTTCCAGTCGTCGCTGTAGCCAAATGCCTTCACCGCGTCGGCCAGCGAGTAGCACAGCACTGGTTCGTTCGTCTTGCCCACGCCGTCGGCGCTCAGGTTGACGGGCGCCGTGCCGACGATCACAACAGGCTGATCGCCCTTGACGGGCGGGATCACCGCGGTAGGGATTTCGCCCGTTTTCACTCCATGATAAAAGGCCATCGCTTAGCCCTCCTTCTTCGCTTCGAGCGTCTTTTTCAGGCGCTCGCCCAGCACGGTCAGCGGCGAAGCACTGTCGGCCAGCTGCCGCTTGGCGTCGGCAAGATCGGCGATCGGCACGAACAGCGCCCCCGCCCAGGGATGCTCTTTCAGCACCGCATCGACGAACGCCGGCAGACCGCCGCGGAACACCGCCCAGTGAAACAGGCCGTGCTTCGGGATCGTCGGTCCGGCATAAATCTGCTGTTCCGGTGTCTTCTTTGCCGTTGCGGCCGGCTCTTTCGCCGCCGTGTTCGTTTTGACGGCCGTCTCCTTGGAGGCCGCCGTTTCGTTTTTCACTTTTTCAGCCATGGCTGCATGTCCTTTCCGGGCAGGCTTTGCGCCCGCCCCGTCTCAAAATGGATCTTCAAGCGCGCGAACCACTGCGGATACGCCTGTTCCTCGTACAGCGCCCAGTCGATGAAATGTCCGCTGCGGTCAGCAACGATCACGCCGTGCGGCAGTACGCCGCCGGGCAGATTATCAAGCGCATAGCGAATGCGGTTGACGATGTTCATCACATCGATCCAGCCGGAATCGTCCTTCGAGTAGCCGCCCACGTCGATGTACAGCGTGCAGAATCCCGAATTGTGAGTGTCAAAGCCCTCCTGCGGGCGCACGAGCACGAACGGGAACACGTCGTCCTTGTCTTCGCCCGCCACCGTCTGCGGCAGCCAGCCGGCATACACATTCGGCGCACACCGGCCGCTTTTCGTCTCCGAAGGCAGCTCTTGCAGCGCCTTTTCGATCAGCTCTTTGCATTCCCGGCAAATTGTCAGCATTAGTCTAACCTTTCAGCATCAGATCGACCTGGCGTTCCAGCTCGGCGTCGAACTTGCGCACGGCCTTTTCGGCCACGGCTTCGGCGCCGGTCACGCCGCCGATCATCTGCGGCACGGCGGGGCCGTAGTTCTCTTCCAGCTTCGGCCGGCCGTGACTCGTGAACTTTCCGCGTGCGCGACACACCAGCCCCAGGTGTCCCGAGCGAAAACGCGCCAGGAATGAATGACGGAACTTGGTGCTCCGCCCATGCTTGACCGAAACGCTTACCACGGGACCGCGCCGCGTGTTGGGCACGCCGATCCAGCTCTTCGGCCCCTTGGGACTGAATTTGAAGCGCGTCAAAGGCTGACGCGTGTCCTTTGACGAGACCTGCGCGCTGGGCGCGTCCGTCGCCGCGCTTGCCTTGAACACATGGATCGTGCTGCGCACGCGTGACGACTGCACGTTGAAGCGTTCGCGGGCACTGCGCACGATCTCCGTTCTGGCGCTCATGGCCGAGGCGTTCAGAGCTCGCACCAGGGCGACGCGGGCCTTTTTCGGCGCCCCCTGAAGGAAACGCAGCGCCTCGTCGGCTTTCTTCTGGTCGAACTCGATGCGCATCAGCGTCATGAACGGTTCTCCTCCAGCGTCACCGTCAGCAGCTTTTCGCCTTCAAGGCATTCCGACACGAGATAATCCGTGCCGTCCACTGTCAGCAGATCGCCGCTTTCCGGGCGAAAGCCCAGCGTCTCACGCTTGACGAACATCACCATGCCGCGCGTCGTCACGCCGTGAAGCGGTTCTTCATCGTCGGTCTGCGCGTGATAGCGGTATTCATCCTCGTCGAGGACGCAGAACACCGTCTGCCCCTGCACCTGGTGATCTTCGCCGAACGTCTCCAGCAGCGTCAGGTCGGCATCTTCCATGCCGGGGCTGAAGACCTTCGACATTTATGCCTCTTTCCTGGCGCGGCGGCGGGGCGGCTTTGCCGGTGCGACGACCGCCTCGGCAACGGCAGCGGAATCATCGGCCTCGGGCGCCGCTTCCGCGTCAGGCAAAACTGCCTCAGCGGGGACAGGCGGCGTTTCTTCTTCGGCAAAACGCGCGAAGCCCTGCTGAACCAGACGATACTCCTCGTCTCGATCAAGCGAAAGCAGGGAGCCCGGCTCATGCCAGACTCCCCCGCTTTTCACCGATCCTCGCACGACCTCGATCATCGTCCTAGGCCGTGACGGTGGCGCGATATGAAGCGCCCACGTCCACCGGCACGGGCAGCGGGCGGCTGTTGAGGCGCAGCATTCGCGCGCTGCCGTCGTTCATCACCCAGCTGAAGGGAACGCGGGGCGCAGCGACGACACCGTCGATCACATTAGCCACCGCACCGTAGAGCATCTCGCAGCGGCTGTTGGGATTGGCCAGCAGCACTTTGTTCTCCGGCACGATGCTGACCGTAGCGCCCGTGCGGTCATCAACGCCCCATTCCTCGTAGCCGAGGATGTCGACGTTGAGGCCGATCACCGACAGATAGCCGGCATAGAACACGCCGCTTTCCAGCTCTTCCGGCCTGATCTGGCCGTATTCGATGCGGCGGTTGTCGAGCGCAGCCTGCACCTTGGCATGATCCAAGAACGCGTCGAGCGCTTTCTTGCCCATGATGCAGACCGTGGGCGAATAGCCGGACGCCTTGCGCATCGCGCTGGCCCACGTCGAAAGATCCTTCACGGGGTCGGACGTGGCGGCCGTCCACAGATCGGATCCGCTCAGCGCCGCTGACGGCAGGTTGAAATCGACCTCCTCGTCGATGCCCTCATCGGAGTTGTACATGGCGACTTTGCCGTAGAACAGCGCCTGAGCGCACATCCACTCCTCGCGGCGCGAGATCATCGCGTCGAGCTCGCGCAGATCCTTGCCCAGCTGTTCGGCTGCGCGCTCCTGCGGCGTCTTGTCATGGCCGTAGATCGTTTCGCCGGGCGTGCGCTTGAGGTAATCCTCGGCGGTCGTGGCAAACTGCGGGCCCAGCAGCGCCGGCTTGTACGTCTTCGTCTGATAGCCGGAGCGGTCAACACCCTGGCCCATTTTGCGCGGGCGCACAAACGGAGCCATGCGGCGCGTGCCGCTGACAAGATCGATGTCCACCGTCTCGGTGTCGAAGACGGTGCGGTTTTTAAAGAACGTCCGCAGCAGGAACGACTTGGGCTCAAACTCCTGCTCGAACGGACGCAGCATCGTGCGGACGCTGAAAAGATCAAAGTTAGCCATTACGCATCACCTTCCTGCTTGATGTTTTTCACAAAGTAGAGGCACAGTTTGCGCGCCTCGTCGGTCAGGTCATCGATAACAACACCGTCGGCGGCAGTCAGCGCATTCACGTTGAAAACGCCGCTCAGATAAACCTCGGCAGTAGCCGCTTCTTCGCCGGTCGTGATGTCGTCGGCCAGCACGGCGTAAAGCTCAGCGCCGGAAGCAAGCAGCGAGCATGTGCCGTTTGCCTTGCTCAGCAGAGCGCCGCGCGAAAGCGTCTGATTCGCAGCGATCGAAACCGTCGCCGTCTGGATGGGGAACGTCCCCGCGATCAGATTGTCGGGGGTGAAAGCGCCAAGAGTTTCTGCCATTGCGTAAGACATTTTTAACGACCTCCCTTAAAAGCCGCGCTGAGCGCGGAAAGCGCGCCGCTGTCCCCGCTCTTATCCTCAGCGGGATCAGTTGAACCGACGTTCGGCACTTCGCACCCGTCGGCGTACAGCTTAACGAGCGCCTGGGCGCTGCCGGCCGGACGCTGCTGCCTCATGCTGCGCAACGCCGTCACGGCAAAAGCCTCAACCGCAACGGGCTCTTCAAACATGGCGCGGTAGCCTTCCTGGCTGGCGCTGCCGCCCAGATCGTAGATCGCCCGGATGCGTTCGCGTTCGCACGTCTCGGCCTCCTGCCTGATCTGCGCGAGCAGTTCAGGGCACTGCTGTTTCAGTTCCTCAATGTTCATGGGCATAGTTCCTTTCTCCGCCTCCGCGGCGTGGACAAAAATACCCGGCACATGCCTGTACCGGGCCGATTCAAACGAAAATTTACGTCCGCCGGCAGCGAACTCCAGCACCGATCCGCGCGCACAGGCGGCGATCGGCACAGCCGGCTCGGCCGCGTCGGCAAACCCCTCTTTCACGGCCTCTTCGCCGGTGAACCACGTTTCGGCGTCAAGCAGCGTGATGATCTCGTCGCGAGTCTTCCCGCTGCGCTGGTACGCGCCGATCATTGAATCACGGATCTTGTCGAGCACGTCGGCCTGTTTGCGCAGATCGTCCGCCTGCCCCCAGACGCTGCACGAAGGGTTGTGGATCATCATCATCGCATTGGCCGGCATCTCGATATGGTCACCGGCCATGGCGATCAGCGACGCCGCCGAAGCGGCCAGGCCGTCGATCTTCACCGTGACCGCCGCTTCGTGCGATTTCAGCAGCGAATAGATAGCCTGCGCGGCGAACACATCGCCGCCGGGGCTGTTGACGCGCACCGTGATCTCCTTCACACTGCCCAGGGCTTTCAGCGCCTTGGCGATAGCCTTTGAGCTGATCGCGTCGCCGAAAAAGCCGCTGTCGTCGATCTCGCCGTAAATGCTCAGTTCGGCCGCGTTCTTTCCCTGCGCGGCTGTCACCTTCCAAAACGGTTCTTTCATAACTATTCTCCTTTGTCAAAGAATGTAATCGCGTTCTCGCGGATCTTCGGCAAGGCCGTTTTCGCGGCGCGCCTTCTCTTCAGCAGCTCGCTGACGCACGACGCGGTTAAAGTCGCCGCCGTTCTGCTCGGCAACTATAGCCGCTCTCGTTGTGAAATCCTCGTCCACAAGCAGCTTCCAGGCGCTGGCCTCCTGCATCGGATTGAGCGTGCCCTGCGAAGGTCCGTGCCATTCGCTGCCGCAGTATGCCTTGCGCGTCATTGGGTCGTCAAAAAATCCCGGCGCCTCCACGCGGCCCAGTGCGACAGCCTCCTCCAGCCAGGCTTCGTATACCGGCTGGCAGAAGCTGGATACAAAGAACGACCGCCACACACGGAACGTCTTCCAGGCTTCCAGAAGCGCACCTCGGCTGGCCGAATACGAAGCGTTGAACGCCTTGACCAGCACGTCATACGGCAGGCCCAGCGCCGCACCGATCTGACGCGACAGCGCCGTCACAAACGGGTCGAACGCGTCGGCGGGATGTTTGGGATCCACCGTCTGCACGTTCTCGCCTTCGTCCAGGCTCAGGATCGAGCCGTTGCCAAGCGCCAGCTTGCGCTCCTCGTTCTCGGCCCCTGCGCCTTCGCCAGGCAGCGTGACAGCTTCACCGAGGGGCGGGGCTTCCGGCGTCGAGGATGTGATGAACACCGTCATCATTGAACCGATCACGGCGGCCATCAGCTCGGCGTCAGTGTAGCGCGCCAGCTGCTTGAGGTCTTCAATGACAGGCGCCAGGAACGGCACGCCGCGGCGTGAACCGATGCGCTCCGGCTCCATGATGTGAAGCACATTCCGTCGTCCGCTGCGTGCGCCGAAATATGGAACGCGGATCCATTCATGCTGCCGCAGACTTTCGGCAGGTGTCTGCGGCGCTGCGCCGGGATGACCGCGGCAGATCCAGCAGGCCACGTCAACGCCCTTTTCGTCGCGTTCAACGCCTTCGCGGATGTCCCGCGTGCGGTCGTAGGCGTCCGGGTTGCAGACGCGATCGCCTTCGATGAGCTGTACGGCGGTGCGGTAGGGCGAGCCCGTGCGACGTACCATCGGCAGCAGCGCGAACACGTCGCCGTTGAGCAGGAACGACAGAAACGCCAGCCGCTGCAAGCCCTGAAAATTGACGGTGCGGTTGTAGTCGCAGGCGTCGCTTTCCGCCCACAGGTAAAATTCGCGTTCGACAGAACGCTCCCACGCCGCTGCCTGATCCTGATCCATGCCCAAGTAATCAGCGTCGATCTGCGGATTGAGATACAGCCCGGGACCGACGGCGTTTTGCAGCACAGTTTTGACCGCGCCGCAGCCGAGGCCGCCGCCCATGTACAGATCGCGTGAGCGGGCACGCAGGGTTTGCAGATTTGTCGTGATGTCGGCGTCTGCGTCGCCGCCTCGGCCGGTGATCCAGCCAAGCAGGCTTCGCTTCGTCTTGCTCGCGCCGTGTCGGCCGTATCCGCCGCCGGAAGCTGCCAGCAGCAGATCAGCCTGTGCGCGGGCCCTCAGCCGGCGACTGCCCCACACGGGCGCGACCGTCAGCACAGCTCGGTCGATCGCAGTCGCAAGGCGGCCGCTCACAGGTCAACGGGAACGATGTGAAAATGCCTTCGTCCCCTTCCTCCTTCCAGGGCGTCCAGCTGCGCCTGCCAGTAAGCGATCATCTTCTGGATGTAGGGCGCGTCGACGAGGCGCAGCGTGCGTGTGCCCATGCGGTACTCCTGTCCGCGCGCCACTTTCAGATCGGCTTCTTTCCAGGCTTCAAGATGCGCTCTGGCATCGGCAATCCTTTCTGTTTTCGTCATGCTAAATCTCCTTTACAGGCGTATGCCGCTGCTGAGAACGCGCTTTTTCGCCCGCGGCCGCCCGGGCTGTACTGTTCCAGATGCGGCAAGCGCGTCAAGATCGGGGTTGAGAATGTGCAGCGCGGCAGTAGCGTAAACGCGGCAGTCAAGCGGCTCATTGCGCGCTTTGCTGGTCTTTTTCACCCACTCGACTTTCTTGCCCTTGCGGGTCGTCGTGACGACGCGTTCCTCGCTGACCAATCCGGCGAAATAGGTGTGTTCGTAGCCGCTCTTCTCGTTACGCGGCCAGCGGCAGTAATCGGGACCTTCGTCCTTGACTTTGAGGCGCGCGTACAGCGCCGCTTTTAGAGCGTCAACGCCCAGCGTGAACAGCACGGCGCGTTCACGGTTGGCCCGGCTGGGCTTGCTGACGAGCGGCACGCCCTGACCGCCGCGTCCTTTGATGGCAAACACGCGGGCAGCCTCGCGCAACTTGGTGTAGCGGTACACCTGTGACGTGCAGTGTCCGCCGCTGTCGATGCAGGCGCACGACACGGCAAGCGTCGCGCCGTCGGCCCTCGTCCAGACCGTTTTCAGCAGAGAATCAAGCTGTGCCCACACGGCCGGGTCCGTTTCCGGCCTGCCGGTAAACACGGCGTATCGCACGCCCCAGCTTCTCATGCCGGCGCCCCAGCCGACGATCTCGGCTTCGAGGCGGTCGTCCTGCACGTCTATGCCGGCCGTCAGCACGAGGATGTCGAGAGGCAGCGCGTCCTCGCCGTAGTCGTAACGGTGTGATTCCACTTCGGCGGCTTCGATGGCGCCGCTGCCTTCGTCCCAAGTGCGGGCCAGACGCGTGTTGACAAAGACTTTCTGCTCCTCGACGCCCCCGCTCTCTCGCGCCTGGGCGAATTCATCGTGAAGTTCATTCCAGCTTACCCACGGCGAGGCCAGCGCGCTGACGCGAAACGAGCGGTGCGCTTCACGCTCCGGATGTTCCGCGTACCAGCGGCCCGGCGCACTTTTCCATTCGGCTTCTGTAGCATCCTGCCCGCAATGCGGGCAGCGCATCACGGCCTCCGGACCGTCGAAACGGCACAGATCCCAGTTTTCCGCCGCCCATTGACCGCAGTGGGGACACCGCCACTGCCAGGCTTCCATCGTGCCGCGTTCGTATTCACGTTCGATGGCCGACAGGCCGCGTAGCGTCGGCGTGCTGACCTGGATGATCTTGCGGTTCCAGAACGTGGTCGTGCGCTTGACAGCGAGGCCGATCGGGTCGCCTTCGGTGCCGGCCGAAGCGGGAAAGCCGTCGATCTCGTCCATGATCAGATAGCGGATGGGACGCGACGCGAGCTTGCGCGGGGCATTCGCGCCGACGAGAGCGATAAAGCCGCCGGGAAAGCTCTTGTTGGTGATGGTGTTTTTGCTGTCCCGGCTTTTGGCGTCGTGGACCAGCTCGCGCAGACGCGGCGTTTCGGCGATGGTAGGGGCAAGACGTTCGCGGCTGAAATTCTCGGCCAGTTCGTCGGTCGGCCACACCCACAGCACCGGCCCGGCGTCCTGTGAGACGATGTAGCCCAGCATGTTCAGCTCGATCTCTGTCTTACCCGTCTGCGAGGCGAACATCAGTGTCAGCCGCTGCACGCGCGGGTCGGTCAGAGCGTCCTGCACTTCGCGCTGATACGGCGCGCGGTCGGTGCTCCACTGTCCGGGCTCGGCGCTGTACGTCATCGAAAGGCGGCGTTCACGGTCTGCCCACTGGCTGACAGTCAGGGGCTGCGGCGGCGCCGCCGTCTTCAAAGTCCGCTGGCAGACTTGTTTCAACACACTCCGAAATATCGAATTGCGACAGTCCTTCAAGCGCCGTCCTCACCTCGCTTTCAAGCAGCGCTTTCACCTCGGCTGCGTCTGTCTTTCCAGCCAGGCGCGGCGCCAGTTTGGAAGGCAGATTGAGCATGGCCGTCTTCATCACGGCAGTCAGATCGCACCAGGCGGAAGTGACCGCACCGGCAGGGAGCAAATCGCCCAGCAGGATCGACACTGCGATTTCCTGCTTGTCGGCCTGGGCCTTGACCAGGCGCGTGCGCTGCGCTTCGTAATCCGCCGAGCCCGCCGATTCCTGCCCTCTGACGTATTCGCAATAGCTACGCACAGCCTCGCCGAGGACGAATTTTTCACCGTCCTTGCGGATCGCGCCGTCTGCCGCAAGCTGGTTGATCCGCCGCACGGAAACGCCGAACATCTTCGAAAGATCAGCCGACGTGCAGGCGCTCTGGGCAAGGTCCTGGACTTGCTCAGTTATTCGCGGTGCGCCTGAGCCGTTTTCAGGTCTGTGACCTTCGTAATACGCTTTTATCGTCGCAGGAAGGTCGAAAACGCCGCGGCGAACTTTCACAGCAGCGCCCTTTTCAAGCCACCGCTGCACAGTTCGTTTCGACACTCCCAAAAGCGAAGCAAGATCGTCGGCAGTGCCTTCGCGGACATTCTCTGTCATGACATCACTTCCTGTTTTGCTTCATTCTGTCGTTTTTGAACTCCGGTTCAGAGCCCTTCCGAAAGCGACAGCGCCACGGGAAAGAAACGATTATCAAACATTTCTCGCCTAGCGGAAAATCGCGAGTCCTAGCGGCCCCGCATAAAAAAGTATTTCGCAGAACCTAGACGAGATGCAAATAAAGCAATCGCAAGCGTTCGCGCTTGATTCGGCCAGAACTCGCACAGACGCCCAAACATCCACTACAACGGTAATTGTGTTGGATGTTTCTGAAAGCCCTTTGAACAGAAGACACAACGCGATCGGCGTTAGTTTTTTCTCCGCGATCTGCTCACGTTTTGCCAAGAATTTGCGATTTTACCCGAAAAGAGACAAAAAAGGTGTTTTCTGTGGGCATTTCAGGCTCGGAAACACCCGCGTTTTCGCTATTTAGACAGGGATAAATCCGGAGCGGACGCCAATTTCCCATTTGCATCAAAATTAAGCAAACGATACGCTGCGTCATGATCATCCTGCGACACGCCGATATAGCGCAGCGTGATGCTCTGCGCGCTGTGTCCGAATAACGATTGGAGCTGCGCAACATCGTGTGACTGCTGATAGACGTGATAACCAAAAGTCTTGCGAAGCGTGTGCGTACCGACCCGTCCTTGAAAACCGCATTCATACGCTGCGATCCTCAGCACGTAATAGATCATCCAGCGAGTCAGCGGCCGTCGCGCCCCCTGACGGCTCCACCGCTGTGTCACGAACAGCGGACAGTCCAAATCATGTCGCGTGATCGGTTTCAGCTCGCGCACCAGCAGCCGCCCAAGCGTCGTGTCTTTGAGCGGGATGACGCGCCGTCGGCCAGTCTTGATCTCGTTCAGTTCAAGGTGTTCCTTCCACCTTCGCCGGCCCGAGCGGTATTCTTCGATCAGGTCTCCGTAGGTCAGCGCGAGAATGTCGCTGATCCTCAATCCTGTATAGATGCCGATCTCGAAGATAAGAAAATAGCGCTTGTTCCACCGCCGCAGATACTCGGCGATGCGCGCGATCATTCGCTTGTCGCGGATCGGTTCAACGACGTTCATACGTGGCCGCCGTCGCTCGCTACACGGATGCGCCTGAGCGACCAACCTTGTCTTGCTTTCTCTTCCGCCCACTCGATCATCAGAAAGCGGTCTTCTCTGTCGATAGAACAGATGGCGTGAGTGCCACGCGGCAGCGGACCGCTCGATTTCTCGCGCGCCCCAAAGCGCCACTCAAGCCGCACGCGGTCCCATACGGCATACAGGATCAGTTCGTTTCGCTCTGACATCGCTCTCGCCTCTCTTCTGTGTCCACGATAAAAGCCGCCTGTCTCGCGCTGAGACCGGCGGCTTGCGTTATGTGCTGCGATGGTATCATTGTATCCGTTTATGTCAGCAGTTCAAGCGGCAGAGCGAGGGGCGATTCGCGGGGATTTTGCGCGGATTCAAAAGAGCATTTTCTGAAAACCGTTCATCGCTTTGCGCGCGATCATGGCCGGCACTTTGTAGCGGTGTTCGCTCAGCGTCTGCGGATCGAGTCCCAGCTCGGCGGCCAGCAGCGCCCGGGGCGTACCCTGCATGGACGAGTTGTAATTGCCGCGTGCGCCGTCAACGCGGTCGACATAGCGCACGAAGTGCAGCCACCACTCAGGATATTCAGCGCGCACAGCTTCGGCGGCTGCCTGAATGTTCGTCCAGCCGCCCATCTCCCTGACGATACCGTCCATCTCGTCGGCCCTGGCGACGCACATCAGCATTTTCTCAGAAGACGGACTGCCCTGCACGCGCACCGCCTCCGACACCGGCCTGCTCAGCGCCAGCAGCTCGTCCCACACTTCCGCGTCCGGCGGCGGATACGTGCCGAGGATCACGGCAAGCCCGCAGGGATGAAATTTCAACAGCAGTTCCAGCAGCCGCACCGCCGCCTTGTAATCGCGCATTTCCGCCCCTCCTGAAAACAATCATAGAAATACATTTTCACGAACATGCTATAATCCACTCGAAAGGAGTGGTTCTCTATGCCGCCGACAAAAGAGATTCGCCAAGCGAAGACAAAGCGTGACTCATTTTACAGTCCCGCCAACGTCGAGCACCTGCGCCGCAGTATCGCTCAGGCGGAAAAGGTGCTGTCGCCTAAAACACTGGAAGCGATCACAAAGTCGGTAAATGGACAGCTGCCCAAGTCGACAGTGGGAAGATAACAAATGCCAAAAGCAACTTTCAAAAACATTCATGACGACAAAGAAGGCTATGAGTGCTTAGCCCTGTTATTTTCTCGTCTTACAACAAGAACGAACGAGACTGTTTCACTGGAATTCGCTGAATGGTTTGACGCTTCAATGTGCTCACCACTCGCATGCGTACTCACTAAACTGCGCGATCTTGGACATGAGTTCCGTCTTGGCGCCTGCAGTCCTAAAATTACTGAATTACTCTGCAAGAATCGCTTTTTTGCTGAGCAGGCTTTTTCCGCTGCCACAGTCGATGACGCATGGGACAGCACAATCGCATTCAAAAGTTTTCACCCTTCCCAAATCGAAGATTTCCAGGATTACATCAATGAGAACTTTCCTCGCTACCATTTGCCAACTATGACTGATCGACTCTGGGAACGAATGACTGACGGTTTTCTTGAACTCTTTAACAATGCAGATCAGCACGCAGAAGCAGATAGGGTTTTCGTTTGCGGTCAGTTTTTTCCTCACAAGAACCGTCTGAAATTTACTATCACAGATACAGGCATTGGATTCCAGCAAAGAATCCAGAAATCGCTGAAGATTGTTATGTCATCAACAGAAGCCATCAACTGGGGCATGGAAGGCGGTCATACAACGAAAACAGATGATCCCGGCGGAGTTGGTCTGAACATCATCAAAGAATTCATCAGACAAAATCGTGGTTCTCTGCAGGTCGTTTCACACAGCGGTTACTGGGGGATGTATAATTACAACGTACGAGAACAAGAACTGGAACTCCCTTTCCCTGGAACAGCAATCAATATCACGATTCGCACAGACGATCCCTGTTCTTATCGTTTATCAAGCGAATAACCTTCAGGAGGTCTTATATGAACACAGTTACTCTCTTTCTTGCAGAACTGGCAGAAAATACCGTCTGCATAGATCCTAAAAAGGCCTTGCCCGTTTATGAAAGAATTCTTTCTGAACTAACTGCCGGCAATATTGTTACGCTCTCATTCTCCGGTATAACACGAGTTATTACAGCTTTCCTGAACATCGCAATCGGCAAGCTCTACAACCCTGCGCTGAAACTCCCTGAGAATACCATCGATACCAAGCTCCGTTTTGCCGACACCGACGAGGACACCCTTGCTAAAATTGCCCAGGTCAAAAAATACGCAAAAATCTTTTACGCCAACCCGCAGATGCTGAAAGAGATCGTCGAGGCCGTAGACTGATGGCAGTCTTTCATCTTGACGAAACGCTCCATCTGCCCGACGCGCCGCTTTTTCTCGACACGAGCGCGTGGCTGCCATGTCTCTATGCAGGCGAACAGCTCGACAAACCGGTTCGTGCGGAAATCTATACGCTGCTCCTGAAGCAACAGCATGAAGGAAAATGTCAGATCCGCACATGCATGGAGCAGCTCTCAGAATACTGGAATGTCCGCCTGCGTAAAGAACACCGTGCTTGGCAAAAGACTAACAAAAGCTATGGGGGTAAGAATTTCAAGGATTTCAGGAATGCGCATGAAAACGATTATGTCGAAGCAGTTCAAGCAACGAAAGCCGAAATACATGAAATTCTCAATTCGAGCCTCATGTTGACCCCAAATGAACAGGTGAGCCCGCAGGAAATCATCAATTTATGTGCAGCACATGACATTGACTTCAACGACGCTCTTTTCTTCCTGATCTGCAAAAAGTTCCATCTCACGCTTGTGACGGAAGATAATGACTTTCTCCCTTTCGTCAATGAAATTGACATCGCAACTACATCAGACAAATATTAG